CGATGATGGTCTTAAGGATTCGAACTACGTCAACATTTATGATGACCATGGTTCGAAGATCAATTTCGGTTTACCGATTTACTAGAAAGAATAAAAAAAATGTCTAATATCAAGAAAGCAGTCGTACGGTTCAACGGTCAGGAACTTGTGGCGACTTACGATGCTGAGACTCAGTTGTGGACAGCCACTGCGACGGCACCTGCCACGTCTTCGTATGGTCAGCCTGATCATGTATACAAGGCCGAAGTCTTTGCTCAAGATCAGGCTGGAAACTCTGCGACTGTTGATTCCAGTGATGCCACGTATGGTGCCCAACTGAAGATTCGCGTTCTCGAGAAGACCAAGCCTGAGGGTGTGATTCGTACCCCGTCCAATGGTTCCGTACTTGGTGCCAATACTCAGAACGTGCTCATTGCCGTGTCTGATAACGGTGGATCCGGTTTGAACAACGCCAGCTTCAAGCTGAAGGTGAACAATGTTTCCATTCCGCTGAAGACAGCCGAAGCCGATGGATACACCATTGAAGCTGGTTCCGGCGATGATGCTGGCAAGACCCTCGTCAAGTACACGGCGAAGAGCCTCCCCGATGGCGCCAATAAGGTCACCTTCGAATTCGCCGATAACGATGGCAACGTTGGCACTGTCCTTACGTCGAACTTCACCATTTCGACCGCGGCTCCGGCCCTCAACATCACCTCCCCGGCGGACAATCTGCTTACCAACTCCAAGACCATCACCGTTGCAGGCGCTGCTACTACACCTGTCACTGGTGTCACTATCTCCAGGGTCGTCATCAAGGTCGACAGCGGTGAACCTGAAGCCGTTACTCTCGGTGCCAATGGCTCGTTCAGCAAGGCGATCACTATCGCTACTGAGGGTCGTCATACCATCACGATCACCGCCACCGATTCGCTCGGCAAGACCACGCAGGTTATTCGCAATGTCACGATCGATACCACCAAGCCGGTGATTACCGATATCCATGCGTCTGCTACCACTGTCGATGCTGGTGGCCGCATTGTCTTCACCTTCAAGGTGACCGACACCGCCCCCGCCGCCAACGTCTGATAGGATCGCATTATGATCATACGGGTATGGGGCGAAGTCGACGGTGTCGAAATACCGTTGCGACCCCTAAAAGACAAGCCGGATTACTGGTATGGGTATTGTGATTGGTCCCCAAATCTGCTGCACATGGAGTTGTGGGCCGAGAACGATCGAGGAGCTAGAGGCCATTTCGATGGATTCGTGAAAATCCAGTATATCGGCAATGCTAAAACCAAGTGCCGGCTTGTCTTGTATCCGTATGTCATACGTCTGATGCGAGACGGCCTGCCGTTCGCCGATGCCGGAAGGAGTCATCGTATGCTTGAATCGGAAACGTTTTTATGCGGAGAAGATCGTAGGGTATCTATCGCCATCAACAGTACCGATCGTCATCCGTTTGAGGTCACCAATGCATTGTGGTCTCTCACGAACGGTGATAATATCGAGGCTTCTGGCGATTGCGAAGTGCAAGCGATTCGAAGCGATTATACGGTACTGAAAGCAAAGATTCAACCGATGATCGCCAATAACGTATACACGTTGCGTTTTAGTTATGATGTCAACGACGAACATCTCGAACAAGATGTTACCGTCAGAGTGAAATGAGGATCAATGAGTACATTATTGCAGTCTTCGATCCTGAACACGATCAAGCAGATGCTCGGCATCGATGAAACATTTAATGGTTTCGATCCGGAAATTATCATCGATATCAATTCGGCATTGATGACTTTGCATCAGATAGGGATCGGACCTTCGGGCGGATTTCAGATTACATCCGAGAGCGAGAGTTGGCAGAATCTTACCAGCGATGTATCGCAACTCAATGGAATCAAAACCTATATCTATCTCAAGACGCGATTGCTGTTCGATCCTCCATCCAATTCATTCCTTGTACAATCCATGGAAAAACAGATTCAAGAGCTTGAATGGCGATTGAATGTTAATGCGGAAGGAGCATTTGATGGATAATGAGATTGAAACCATTGATCCGGTCGAACAATGTTTTGAACATTTCGGCATCCTCGGTATGAAATGGGGACGTCGACGTTCGACCAAAGAACTTCAAGCCGCTCGTGGCAAGAAAGATTGGGAAGGCAATTCTGACAAGAATTCCGGTAAGGACTCAACCGAAGGGTCTCAGGCACTCAGGAAAGATTCAGATGAAGGTCCCAAGACCATTCGCAAAGAATCTGACAATGAGAAATACCAGCGTCTTTCTCGCATGAAGGTTCAGGATATGTCAACCCAAGAGATTAACGATTGGGTGAATCGAACCAATGCCATAGCCAATTATAATCGATTGACGGCTCAGCAGAAAGAGGCGTCACGATCCAAAGGCCAGAAATTTATTCATTTCATGTTGGATACCGGAAAATCCATGGCCATCGATGCCGGTAAAGAAATCGCTAAAGATTATCTTAAGACAGCCCTTAAAGGATATGCTGAAAGTAAGATCGCGCCTTCTACGCCACGACATGCGAAGTCGAAGAAAAAGAAGAAGTAGCGTATGACACTGTCAAACACTGCGACTCCACGATACTATGGCGAGTTTCGTCAGAAAGTGATATCTGGTGAAATCCCGGTATGTCGTGAAATCTCGATGGAGATGAATCGTATAGATGCCATGATCGCAAACCCTGGCATTTACTATGATGATACCGCTGTTGAGCATTGGGTGAATTTCTGCGAGCACGAACTGGTGTTGACCGATGGCTCTCCGCTTCATTTGCTTGATTCGTTCAAGCTATGGGGCGAGCAGATCTTCGGATGGTATTATTTTGTGGACCGATCAGTCTATATTCCGAATACCGATCGTCCCGGAGGACATTACGTCACCAAACGCATCAAGAAACGTTTGATCAATCGACAGTATTTGATCGTTTCTCGTGGTAATGCCAAGTCGTTGTATGCGACATGCTTGCAGGCATACATGCTACTGTGCGATCCAAATACCACCACTGGCATTGTCGTGGCGCCGACCATGAAACTTGCCGACGAGATCATGTCACCGATCCGTACCGCTATTCAGCGAGCTCCAGGACCGGCGATCAAGATGATGACGCAGGGAAAACTCCCAGGACGAAGTGGCGGTGTTACTGGCAATCAGGTCATGCTGGCCTCGACAAAGGTTGGTATTCAATATTTTCCGACGAACAGTCTTGTCGAAGTTCGTCCGATGTCCATTGATAAACTTCAGGGCGCTCGACCTAAGATCGCTACTGTTGATGAGTGGCTTTCTGGCGATACTCGTGAAGATGTTGTCGGTGCATTGGCCCAAGGCGCTTCCAAAGAGCAATCCGATAGAGGCGGTTCCGATTGGTTGATCGTGGCGACGTCGTCTGAAGGCACTGTCCGTAATTCGGTCGGTGATACCATCAAGCTTGAGCTTATGAGTATCCTGAAAGGCGAGTATCAGGATTATCACACCTCGATATTCTACTATCGACAGGATGATGTCAAAGAGGTTGCCGATCCTTCGACTTGGATGAAATCGAATCCGAACATTGGCATCACCGTAACGTATGAAACGTTGCAGAACGATGTCGAACGTGCGGAAAAAGCACCGGCCAATCGCAATGATATTTTGGCTAAACGTTTCGGCATCCCTATGGAAGGCTACACCTACTTCTTTACGTATGAGGAAACACTTCCACACACCAAGAAGGACTTCTGGGGATTACCATGCGCACTCGGTGCCGATCTTTCACAAGGCGACGATTTCTGTTCGTTCACCTTCATGTTCCCACTGCGTGGTGAAGTGTTCGGAATCAAGACTCGAAACTATATTTCCGAGTATACCTTGACGAAACTTCCCACAGCTGCTCGTCAGAAGTATGAGGAATTCATTCGAGAAGGTTCTTTGCATATCATGGAAGGAACCACCCTCGACATGGATCTGGTGTATGATGATCTCGATCAACACATCATTGATTGCCAGTATGATGTTCGCGCATTCGGTTATGATCCGTACAATGCCAAACGATTCGTCGAACGATGGACTCAAGACAATGGCGCTTTCGCTATTGAGAAAGTCATTCAAGGAGCCAAGACGGAATCCGTTCCGCTCGGTGAATTGAAGAAACTCGCTGAAGATCGTCGTTTGTTGTTTGACGAATCATTGATGTCATTCACCATGGCGAATTGTATGACATTAGAAGATACCAACGGTAATCGAAAGCTATACAAGGCTCGTCGTGAAGACAAGATCGATGCCGTTGCCGCAATGATGGATGCTTTCATTGCATTCAAGAACAATCGAGATGCATTCGAGTAAGGAGGTGAATCATGGCTGAATTTAAGGCTGCTCTTCGTAAAAAACTTTCGCGGGAAGGGGAGGCTCTTCCTGATGGAAGCTTTCCAATTCGTAACGAAAAAGATTTGAAGAATGCCATTAGTTCGTATGGTCGCTCCAAAGACCCTGAGAAAGCTAAAGTATGGATTAAACAACGCGCTAAGGCTCTGGGATTGGAGAAATTAATTCCAGAAGCATGGGTTTCAAATATGCCTGCGGCTAAGGCAGTTCGAAAGAAGCCGTCGAACAACCAGTTCGTTGCTAAAGCCGTTCGAAAGAAGGTGATGAACTGACATGGCTACCGCATTAACAAGAATCAGCAAATTCTGGAATGCTTTTTCGACTCCTCCAGGGAAGTATATTCCAAACGTTGGGCAATCATATTCGTTGAATCCGGATCGACCTTATTTCACCGGTGGAAATGAACGGTCTATTGTTTCGGCGTTGTATAATAGGATTGCTCTCGACGTGTCGACACTGACAATTCGACATTGCCGATTGAATGCCCAAGGCCAATACATTGAGGAAATCAAGGATCCTTTGGACGATTGTCTCAACATTGCAGCTAATATCGATCAAACTGGTCGTCAGTTCATTCATGATTTGACGACCACGATGTTCGACGATGGTGTTGCGGCGGCAGTTCCAGTAAAGACATCCGATAATCCAAATCGGCTCGGTTCATATGATATTTATGAATTGAGGGTTGGAAGAATTATCGCATGGATGCCTCAGCATGTTCGAGTATCGGTATATAACGATATCTCCGGTCAACGAGAGGAACTTGTTCTTCCCAAGACTCTGATGGCTATTGTCGAGAACCCTCTATACTCGGTCATGAACGAACCGAATTCGACGCTTCAGCGATTGATTCGAAAACTTAATCTTTTGGATGCGATTGATGATCAATCCAGTTCTGGAAAATTGGATTTGATTCTTCAGCTTCCATATACGATTAAGTCTGATGCTCGCCGTAAGGAAGCCGAACGTCGTCGTTCCGACATCGAAAAGCAGCTCACTGGTTCGAAGTATGGTATCGCCTATACCGATGGCACTGAACGTATTACCCAGTTGAATCGATCGGTTGAGAATAATCTTCTCGAACAGATCAAATACCTGACAACCATGCTGTACGGTCAATTGGGCGTATCGGAAGCCATTGCTAATGGAACCGCTACTGCTGAGGAAATGCTGAACTATCACAATCGCACGATCGAACCGATCATCTCGTCGATCTGTGATGCGATGAACGCCAAGTTCCTCACGAAGACCGCTCGATCTCAAGGCCAAACCATTAAGTTCTTCCGAGATCCGTTCAAACTAGCTCCGGTCGATCAGATTGCCGAACTCGCCGATAAGTTCACTCGAAACGAGATCATGACCTCGAACGAATTCCGTTCGGTTCTTGGCATGTCTCGAGTTGACGATCCTGCTGCCGATGAGCTTCGTAACAAGAATCTCAACAAGGCTGATTCCGGATCGGATATGTCCGGTCTTACCGATGAAGATCAGTCTGAAGGCTCTGACGAAGAACCAATGACCCAGGAACGATACGATGCGGAAATAGCAGCGTTCGATAAGAATGATGCCGATCTTGCAGATCTTGAAAAGGAACTGGAATGACCGAATCGTTTGAACACTACGCATCAAAGTATTATGATCCAGTCAAAGCTCATGAATATTACATGAAGACTAGACAGCTCAAAGGATATGATACTCAAGGCAAGACATTGAATGATGAAGGTAAGCAAGCGAAAGCTTATATTACCAAACGAATCCGAGAGGAACGTTATTCGGTTCTCAAGAAGGAACAGAGTAATCGGAATCAAAAGATTTATTCATCTTCAGTGGAAATGGCTAATCAGATTCGTCAGTTGCAATTGCAAATGAAACAACTCACTCCTGAAAAGAAGAAGACGCTCGGTAAGCAGATTCAACGCAAGATCGCAGGATTGCGCGAAGACAATGCTCGAGCGAAAGCCGATTTCCAGAAGAAGTATATCGAGTTTGCGCAGAAGACTCGTTCTGATTATTCGAAGACTCTGGATAGTGAAATCAATAAACTCTATTCCGATGCTTCGATGACCAAAGCTGTTCAGACGAAGAAAAAGTCTAGAACGAAGAAATAACATTAATTCGAGAAAGGAGTGATCCATATGGCTGATGGCTTTAAGAGTGATTTCAGTGGCTACGCTACAAAGAACGACGTTCTTTGCTCCGATGGCCGAGTCATTCGTAAAAACGCATTTGCCGATCAGGATGGCACCGTGGTTCCTCTGGTGTTCCAGCATGATCATACTAGTCCACTTTCGGTGATCGGTAAGGCATTGCTGGAAAACCGTGATGATGGCGTCTATGCATATGGCTATTTGAACGATACCGATGCCGGTAAGGCTGCTCGTGGCATCATTCAACATGGCGATATGATGTCGCTGTCCATTGCCGCCAATAAGGTAGTCCAGGAAGGAGCCGATGTGCTTCATGGTAAGATCCGTGAAGTGTCGTTGGTCTTTGCTGGGGCTAACCCAGAGGCGACTATTGATAATGTGATTCGTCATTCTGATGATGGTGACTCGTTTGAGGATCCGTCCTCGATCAGCGCCAATTTCCTGTGCGAGATCGAACAAGGTGACGAGTCTGGAGATCCTTCGGAGGTATTCTCTGAAGATTCTCTGAATGAAGTGCTTCACGCAGATGAAAATGCGGAGAAGCACAAGAAAGAGGATGAACCAGCTTCCGACGGTTCTGCTAAACAAACCGCAAAATCCAAAGAAACTGATTCGGACGATTCCGATTCTGAATCGGATGATGAGGATCCTCAGAAGGTCTACGACAGTCTGAATGATAAGCAGAAGGCGCTTGTTGAAGGTCTTGTCGGTATGGCTCTGAATGAGGGTAAGACCAAATCGGCCAAGACCGAGGGCGAACAATCCAATAAACAGCAAACCGTCGAACAGTCGGCGGATGAAGGAGATGAAATGAATATCTTCGAACACAATGCTACCGAAGGCGCTACGTCTTTCGAGCACTCTGATGATTATCAGAGCTTTATGCATTCTGAAGGTGTGAAGGGCGCTACTGATTTCGCCCATGCTCAGGAGAACTTCTTCCGAGCCGCCCAGCGCGATCCGTCTGGCTCTCTTCAGAAGTTTGTGCTTCAGCACGCCCAGGATTATGGCATCAAGAACATCGACGTGTTCTTCCCGGATGCTCGTGCTGAGCGTACCGAGCCCGATCTGTACAAGCGCGACACCGAGTGGGTGGCCGGTCTTCTGAATGGCGTCCATAAGGTTCCGTGGACTCGCATCAAGTCCGAGTACGTCGACCTGACTCCGGATGAGGCTCGTGCTAAGGGCTTCACGCTTGATCGTAACAACAATCATCGCAAGTTCGATGAAATGATCACTGCGTACAAGCGTCAGACCACGCCGACCACCGTCTACAAGAAGCAGAAGGTGGACCGTGATGACGTGCTCGACATCACTGAGTTCTCCGTGGTGAACTTCCTGATGCGTGAAATGCGTATCCAGCTCGATGAGGAAGTCGCCCGTGCAATCCTTATTGGCGATGGTCGTGAAGTTTCCGCTCAGGATCACATCAACACCGAATGCATTCGTCCGATCGTTTCCGACGACGATCTGTATGTGATGCATTCCGTGGGTAAGGCCGACGAAACCCAGACCGCTCTGGTTGACCGTATTCGTCAGTCCAAGGTCGGTTACATGGGTTCGGGCGTCCTGACTGCATATGTTTCCCCAACCCTGCACGCCAGCTTCGCTGTGCAGCGTGATCAGATGGGTCGTCGTCTGTACGATTCCGACGCCGCTCTGGCCTTCGAGCTCGGTGTCCAGAAGATCGTTGAGGTCCCGCTGCTCGAGAACTTCAAGCTGGAGAACAACAACGTCCTTCAGGCCATCATTGTCGATCCTCGCGACATCACCGTCGGCACCGATCGTGGCGGCGATGTGACTTCGTTCAACGACTTCGACATCGATTACAACCAGTACAAGTACCTGATCGAGACTCGTATGTCCGCCGCTCTGACCAAGCCGAAGTCCGCGATCGTGATCGAGGCAGCCCCAAAAGCGTGACGCCTCCTGAATCGACTGACAAGAAGGTGACCGCCATCGCAGTCACTCCTTCCACGCAGTCGATCATTGTTGGAGGCACTACTCAGCTCAGGGCGACAATCACCCCTACTGATGCGACCAATCAAAATGTCAAGTGGTCTTCCAAGCAGGAGGCTATTGCTACCGTGTCGCAATCCGGTCTGGTGACCGGAAAGACCGCCGGCGTTGCCCATATCGTGGCTTCCGCTCAGGATGGCAGCAAGGTGACCGGTGAGGCTCAGATCACTGTTACCGCGCCGACGCTTGGAACCTTGACTGTTGGTGTCACACCTGGAGCCGACGGATATTCGGTGTCAGTAACGCCTGCGCTTGAATCAGGCAATACTCGGTATTATCGTGTGACCGCTGCGAATGCCGCTCCGACGATCACGTATGATCAGACGGTGACGACTTCCGAATGGACTGCGTTCACTCCAGGACAAAAGGTCACCGGAACCAGTGGTCAGGTCATCTCCGTGGTTGACTTGACTGCCGGCGGCAAGGCTCGCAAGTATGGTAAGGCAGTGCTTCCAGCACAGTCCGCTTGATATAAGGGTTGATCAATGGCCCGATTCGCTGGAGCAGTAGGATTCGCGGAACAGGTGAAGACGGCTCCCGGTGTATATCGAGATGAAATTGTCGAACGACAGTACACAGGCACTGTCGTTCGCAATACCGTTCGTTGGAATACAGGGTCCGAGGTGAATGAACCGATGCGACTGGATCAGTCGATATCGATCATCTTGGACCCGTATTTCAATGATCATCTGCAAGCGTTGCGTTATGTACGTTGGATGGGCGGATTGTGGAAAATCACGTCCGTTCAGATTCAGCGTCCACGTGTCATATTGCAACTGGGAAGTGAGTATCATGAGCAGACCCCGTGAGGAGCTACAACAGATACTTGAGAACCTCATGAGTGAAGCTTATGAGGCGCTTCCCGATGATGTTCGCAATGTGACACCGAATTTCTCGGGGCATGTGTATTTTCAGGCTCCGTCAAGAATCGAGTATCCTGCAATCGTTTATGAACGGACGAGTGCCGATACACAGTTCGCTGATGACGCTCCATATATCTATGAGAAGCGTTACCAGGTGACCGTCATCGAAAAGGATCCCGATTCATCCATACCAGATCGAGTCGCGATGCTTCCGAAATGCCTCTTTGACAGGCATTACGTCACTGAAAATCTGCATCACGACTCATTTATAATCTATTTCTGAAAGGAGTATCCCATGGCAGCTCTTGTTTGGGATAAGACCGGCGAACGTACGTATGAGACTGGCGTCGATCGCGGCGTTCTGTTCGTCATGAAGGAGGATGGCAGCGGCTACGATGCCGGTGTCGCTTGGAACGGTCTGACTGGCGTCACCGAATCGCCTTCCGGCGCTGAAGCGTCCGCTCAGTACGCCGACAACATCAAGTATCTGACTCTGACCTCCGCTGAAGAATTCGGTGCCACCATCGAGGCCTTCACTTATCCGCCGGAGTTTGCTCCGTGTGATGGTCAGGCCACTCCGGTTGAGGGCGTTACCGTTGGTCAGCAGGCTCGTCGTAAGTTCGGTTTCTCGTACCGTACCAAGGTCGGCAACGACACCGCTGGCATCAACTATGGCTACAAGCTGCACCTGATCTATGGTGCCACCGCAGCTCCGTCCGAGCGCGAATATGCGACCGTCAATGATTCTCCGGAGGCCCAGACTCTGAGCTGGGAGATCAGCACCGATCCAGTCGAAGTCGGTGTTGATGGTTTGACTGCAACCGCTCAGGTCACCATCGACTCCACAAAGGTCGATAAAGCCAAGCTCAAGGCACTCGAAGACAAGCTGTACGGACGTGGCACTGGTACCACCGCTGCCACTCCGACTCTGCCGTCGATCGCGGAAGTGATTAACATGTTCAAGCCCACCACCCCTGGTGGCGGAACTCACACTGTCGAATCGTCCGCTTTCACTGTCGACGAACCGGACGCGCTCGCCCTGTCCTGAGTCGTTCAAAATAGGAAGTAATTCTTCCTGGCCACCTTTATGGTGGTCAGACTCTCTGGAAGATAACCACATTAGTCAGAATTGATGCCATATGTTTTCTCGATCATCTTTCAGAGGGCCTGACCATTGTAACGGAAAGGAGCTATCATGACTCTCAAAAGAGATATTATGTTTCTCAATGGTATCGATATCTCGAATTGGCAGGCCCGCATCGATCTTGCCGCCGTTCCTGCTGATTTCGTTATCGCAAAGGCCACTCAGGGCACAGGATACGTTTCTCCTGACTGTGCTCGACAGGTTGAACAGGCACGTCATGTAGGCAAACGTTTCGGCGTGTATCATTACGTCTCCGGTGGCAACGCCGTCGCCGAAGCCAATTACTTTGTCGACAATTGCACCAATTGGATCGGCAAAGGTCTGTTCTGCATTGATTGGGAATCTCAAGAGAATTCCGCTTGGGGTAACGAGGGTTATCTAGAACAAGTCGTTGCACAGGTGAAGGCTCGTACTGGTATTCCTCCGATTATTTATGTGCAGGCCTCTCGTTATGCTCAGGTCGCCGCAGTCGCCAATCGTCAGAACTGTGGTCTGTGGATCGCGCAGTATGCGAACATGAATCCGACTGGCTATCAGGACACTCCATGGAATGAAGGCGCTTACGCTTGCGTCATTCGCCAGTATTCTTCTGCCGGTCGTCTTCCGGGCTATGGCGGAAATCTGGATTTGAATAAGTTCTACGGCGATGGCGCCACGTTCGACAAGTATGTGACCGGTGGCGGAAACGCTTCGAATGTTCCTCCTTCACAGCCTGCCGATCCGCTTGCCGGACGGTCCGATGACGATCTCGCCAATGCCGTGATTCGTGGTGAATTCGGTGACGGCGATGCTCGTCGGCAGAACCTTGGTTCGCGGTATGATGCAGTTCAGGCACTGGTGAATCAGAAGCTCGTCAAGCCGCAGTCCTCCGGTCGTACGTATACTGTTCAACCTGGAGACACTCTGTCTGGTATTGCCGCCAAGCTCGGTGTGGCTCAGTCTCAGATCGGCGGTTTCCATTCCGGCAATCCGAACCTGATTTATCCTGGCGAGGTGCTGTCAGTTTCCGGTGGGTCGCCTCAGCCATCGGCTGAATATTATACCGTTCGGTCGGGTGACAATTTGTCGGCTATTGCTGTTCGTTATGGCACTAGTTGGCAGCACATTCGTGATCTGAATGGTTTGGCGAATCCGAATCTTATCTATCCGGGTCAGCGTCTTCGCGTTAAGTAAGGAATGATTATGCTCGAGCTTACTCTTCCAGAGGTTGAGGGTTATGACGAGAACACTGGAAAATTTATTGCAGCAGCTCCCGCTATAACCCTCAAACTCGAGCATAACCTCGTCGCAATCTCAAAATGGGAATCAAAATTTAAGAAACCGTTCTTCTCCAAGGAATCAAAAACCGAAGAGGAGAGCAATTATTACATTTGGTGCATGGATCAGGATTCTGAACATGCCCTTTCTTTATATTTTCGCTTGACCGATGCTGATAGGCGGGCTATTCAGGAGTACATTGCCGATCCTCATACCGCAACCGTGATCAACGATCGACGTGAAACCAAGCAACATGCCAAATCATTCACGTCTTCCGAGACCATCTATGCTGCGATGACAACTAGAGGTATTGATTGGAGTGCTCAATATTGGCACATCAATCGTTTGTTGACATTGATACGTCTCATCGATGTGGAAAATTCAAAGGGTGATAAACACAATCGTATGAGCGCCAAAGACAACAGAGCCGAACGCGCTCGCATCCTTGCAGAGAATCGTAAACGTTTTAACACGAGAGGTTAGTAATGACGGGTATCAGGGTGGAGGTCAACGGCGACTTCAGTGGCCTTGACCGTTTTATCACTAATATCAAAGAACGACGATATCTCAAAGTACTGGATCGAATCGGACGTCGAGGCGTTGATGCTTTGTCTAACGCCACCCCTGTCGATAGCGGTGCAACAGCAGCTGCCTGGGGGTATGAGATCCATAGATCGAAGCATCGATCCGAAATCGTCTTTACCAATTCCAACGTCAATAATGGCGTGAACATCGCCATTATTCTCCAGTATGGACATGGCACCGGAACTGGTGGATACGTCGCTGGACGCGATTACATCAATCCGGCGCTTGCGAAAACATTTGATCAATTGGCTGATGAAGCTTGGAGGGCGGTGACTAATGGCTAACATCGATGAACGTGTGGTCAAGCTGTCCATGGACGATTCGTCCTTGCAGCAAGGTGTATCTCGTGTTACCAAAGCTTTGGAGCAGCTCAAGAAAGCATTTAAATTCAGCGACACCAAGTCGTTTGAAGAGCTCGATAAAGCTGCCAAGAAAGTCAAGTTCGATAGCGTATCCAAATCTGCATCTGATATGCAGAAGGATATCAGTAAAGCCACGTCCAAAGCAGCCGACAACTTTGCTGAGATGGGTTCGAGCGCTCAGAAGAGCGTTCAACAGATCGGTGCCGCTTCCGATAACGTCAATTTAACTGGCGTAGCATCTGCTGCAAACAAGATGTCCAATCAGGTGCAGCAGTCTGCCGCCGAAGCAAACTCCGCAATCGGAAAGATTGGCACCAATACTGTTGGCATTCAACAAACCGTTGACGCGATTGACGGTATCAATGATGCGGCCAATCGTGTTGATTTTGGCCCGATTCAGAAGGGTGTTGAAAACGTCAAAATGGGAATCTCTTCCATGAGGGATTCCTTGATGGATGGCGTGAACACCTTCAAAGCCACTCCTATCGGCGAGCAGCTCGATGCGGTTCAACCACATTTCAAGGCTCTTGAGGCTATTGGTGTTGTCGCCATGGGCAATCTTGCGGCTAAAGCGGCTACGTATGGTATGCAAATTGCCGGAGACTTGACTAATGGCATTCGTAGCGGTTTTGAAGAGTATGAGACTCAGCTGAACTCGGTTCAGACCATTCTTGCCAACACCCAGAGAGAGGGATCCAACCTCACTCAGGTCAATACCGCTCTGAATCAGCTCAATACCTACGCTGATAAGACAATTTATAATTTCACCGAAATGACGAAGAACATCGGTACGTTCACAGCTGCCGGTGTTGATCTTCAGACTTCGGTGAACTCGATCAAGGGTATTGCTAACCTCGCGGCCATTTCCGGTTCAAGTTCTCAGCAAGCTTCAACAGCCATGTACCAGTTGTCTCAGGCATTGGCTACTGGTACGGTCAAGCTCATGGACTGGAACTCTGTCGTCAACGCCGGTATGGGTGGCCAGGTATTTCAGGATCTGTTGATTCAGACTTCCGAGAAGCTTGGTACTGGGGCTAAGCAGTATATTGCAGCTGAAGGTTCGTTCCGTGACTCGCTTCAGAAAGGCTGGCTTACCTCAGACGTTCTTACCCAGTCGTTGAACATCCTGGCTATGGATATTACCGATGTCGAGAAGGCCGTTCAGTCGCTCGTCTCCAAGGGTTATACCGAGGAAGAGGCGAGGCAACTAGTTCAGCTCGCTCAGACTGCTCAGGATGCCGCGACCAAGGTTAAGACATTCTCGCAGCTTATTGATACCGCCAAGGAAGCCATCGGATCTGGTTGGTCACAGTCCATGCAGATTCTGTTTGGCGACTTCGAAGAAGCCAAGGATCTATGGACAGGCGTTTCCGACGAAATCAATAACATTATCAATGCCCAATCGCAGGCTCGAAACCAGCTACTGTCCGCCGGGTTCTCGTCCGGATACAAGCAGTTGGTGAACGAAGGAATCGTCGATACCCAGCGATTCAACGACATATTAAAGGAAACCGGAGACGCGGCCGGTGCCGGAGCAAGTGCGGCCATTCAGGAATATGGCTCATTTGAGAAGTCGCTGCGAAAGGGATGGGTTAACGCTAATATTCTGAAAGATAGCGTTAATCGATTGACTCAAGAGGTCAATGGGTATGACGATGCCAAGAAACAGAATCTTGGCATAACCAATGAGCAAATCAACCGACTGAATGCACTCAATGCAGGTCTTCAAAATGGCAGTATTTCCGCTGACGAATTCGCCAACAAAATGCAGCGGATGTCCGGTCGAGAGAACGTCATCCAGGGTCTTGCCAATGTTTGGAATTCTCTGAAGACGGTCATTCAAACGGTGGGCAAGGCTTGGGACGAAGTCATGCCTAGCATGAATGGTGACACCATTTATGCACTTACCGAAGCTTTCCGCAAGTTTACTGAAGGGTTGAAACCTTCGCCTCAGTTGTTGAATGTCATTGGAACGGCCACCAAGGTCGTGGCAACAGCGTTTAAGATACTTCTTGGTGCTGTTGGTTTGGTGGTTAAGGGCTTCGGCATACTGCTGGGCTTTGCTGGAAAAATCTCTGGCGTATTCATTAATATCGCTTCATCGGTTATTGATGGCGCTAGAGCATTTGCGGCATATGTCCGACAATCTCAGATTGTTACTAACATCATCAAATTCTGGGAATCTGCATTCTCGTCACTCGGAACCGTCGTCGAAACCATTGGTAAATCCATCAGTGGCGTATTCGATGGTATGCTTGATGGCATGAAGAAGGGGTCTTCCGGATTCCCCGATATTCTTGGTATTATCAGCAACGCCTTGGCCAATTGGACTAAAGAAATCGATCGATACGGTATCGAATTCCAACAGGCATTCCAAGATAAATTCGGAACCGTTCCTGATATCGCTCAGAAGGTTTCGGATAAGATCGCTTCGGCGGTACAATCGCTTCAACCGGTATTTGATTGGATTGGCGATCGTGTTCGGGAAATCGGAGAAGCCATTCAACGATTCTTCGGCGATCTTAATGGCAAGATCACACTTGATCAGATCCTGTCACTGATCAATGGTGGACTGTTGACCGGCGTGCTTATGGGTCTTCGCAAGTTCATCAAAGGCTTGAATGAAGTTGGCGATGATCTTGAGAAGTCGACCTTCAAAGGCGCTTTGAAGAAGACACTCGACGATATCGGTAATTCGTTTAAGGATTTCGCCAAGTCGTTCAAGATCGTTTCGATCACCGCAATCGCTGCATCGATCAAGTTGCTTGCTGACGCCTTAACGCAATTGTCGACCATCAGGACCGAAAAGATCATGCCGGCGCTTGGCGCCATGACCGCCATCATTGCCGTCATGACTGGCATGATGACTGGACTTGCTGCTTTGGCAGAAGTAACCAACAAAGCCGGAAAACTGGTCTTTGATTTCGACGCATTAAATAAGGTCGCTTTGGCCATGGTGGCGCTCGGTGCTTCCATGAAGCTTATGGCCAGTGCCGCCTACATGCTTAAAGACATGGATATCGCACAAATTGCTGTGATATTCGGTTCCATGGCTGGCGCTATTCTTGCTCTTGGCGGATCGATCGCTTTGATGGGAACCGCCAAACCCGAACGACTCAATGCTGTTGGAACCAACATGATTCGTATGGGTGCCGGATTCATATTGATGGCATCTTCGTTAGTTGTTCTGGCAAAAGCGGTTGAAATGTTGGCAAGCGTCAAGCCGGATGATTTGTCGCGTTCGATGAATGCCGTTGCGTTGGGTATAGTTCTCCTGACCACGGCCATGGCGGGTCTTGGCGCCGGTGCTAAATTCGGTGCCGATTATTCCGGTGTGGGCAAGAACATCCTTTTGATGGCGACGGCCCTGATTCCTCTTGCTGCTGCGGTTAAGATTCTCGGCACTATGGACCTTGATGACCTCGCCAAGGGACTAGGCTCGATAGCGATTGGCTTGGGTGTCCTCGCTGGAGCTATGGCAGGTCTTGGCTATATTCAAGGCATTGGAGGCAGTTACGGGAAGTCAGCAGCGGCCATCATGGCATTCGCGGCTGCCATGGTGCTTCTCGCAGTCCCGATCAAGGTGCTCGGTGGCATGGATCTTGGCAACCTTGCCAAAGGCGTCGGCTCTTTAGTCATCACTCTCGGCGCCTTCGCCGGAGCCATGGCGCTATTCAGCAAGTTCAATGGCCAATTCGCCGGAATGCTGATGGCTTCAACCGCTATATTGTCATTCGCCACGGCGGCCGTGGCCTTGACCATTCCGATCAAGGTCCTTGGCGGAATGGATCTGAACAGTCTGGCCAAGGGTCTCAGCGGTTTCGGTTTGGCTTTGGCTGGTATGGTCGCGGCCATGAATCTCATGCCCAACAACATGTCGGGTCAAGCCGCAGGCATGATGGCATTCGCTGCTGGCATCACGGTCCTTGCCGTCGCCATCCGTCTTATGGGATCGATGGATCTTAAGCAGCTCATTACCGGGTTGACTGGATTCTATGGGGCTCTTCTCGGACTCGGATTCGCAGGCACGGTTCTCGGTCCGATGGCCGCAGAGCTCATGGCAGTCGCCAAAGCCATGGGCGTGTTCGGCCTTGCCTGCCTCGCCATCGGCGCTGGCATGGCGCTTGCTGGAGCTGGCCTCACTGCTCTCGCAGCCACCGGATCAGCTGCCGGTGGCATTCTGATCACGGCGCTCGATACTCTGATCCAATTCATCCCGGCATTGGCGAAGTCTTTGGTGACCGCTCTTACCGGTGTTCTTCAGGTGATCGTGGCTGCTTTGCCTCAGATTCTTGATGCGTTGTCGTCGATTCTCAGGGATCTTATGGCGTGGCTTGTCCAGCAAGTTCCGGCAGTCGCCGAAGCCGTCGTCACAATGATCGATAAGATCTTGCAGGTGGTTGCCGCACACGCCGATACCATCACCGACAGTCTCGTAACCATTCTGGTTGCAGCGCTCAACGCTGTGGCTGGTCATGCTCCGGAGATTACAGCGGCTCTTGGCAATGTCATGACTGCCATATTCACGGCCATCGCCGATTCGATACGCAATCTCGATCCATCGGTGCTTACTTCGTTGCTTCTTTCCGTTGGAGTCATGGCCTTGGTATTCAAGGCTTTGGCAAAGATGAAGAAAGACGTCATTGGAGCACTAATGGTTGGCGGCACCATGATCGGGCTCATGACGGCCCTTACCGGTGTCTTCGCACTCATGAATCTGCTGAATCCAGTCAACACCGTGGCATCGGCGGTATCGCTATCCACGGCCTTGATCGCCATGACCGGCGCATTCAAGATCATGGAGACCGCGAAGAAGAACGTCATTGGTGCTCTGGCTGTCGGCTCGGCAATGGCTGCAATCCTTACCGAGTTGGCACTGGTCTTCGGACTGATGTCTGCCATGAACATCGACAGCGTTGGCACCATCGCAGCGTCGTTGTCGGGAACCATTCTGGCAATATCCGCAACGGCAGCGATCATGAGCCTGATCAATGTCGGTGCCGCTATGAGTGGTGTTGCTGCTTTGGCGACATTCATTGCTGGCCTCGCTGCCATCGTCGCTGCCGCTGGCGCCATCAAGCAGATACCTGGTGTCGACTGGTTGGTGTCTGAAGGCGCCGCATTCATGGCGAAGATCGGAGCCGCACTTGGCGGATTCATCGGATCCATTGCCGGTGCTATTACCGGTGCCATAATGGGGGCTATCGGCAGTTCGCTGCCGGCACTGGCTACCGGTTTGTCCAACTTCATGACCAATCTGAAGCCATTTATCGCAGGCGCCAAAGAGATCGATGGCTCTGTCGCAACGGCTGTTGATACTCTGGCTAATGTGGTGCTCAAACTTACAGCTTCGAATCTTCTCGATGCCATCACCAGTTTCATAACCGGTGGCAATGGTATTGAGAATTTCGGAACCAAGCTGGTACCGCTTGGTCAAGCATTGAAAGACTACTCCGTAGTAGTTGCTGGTTTGGATTCGGCATCCATTGTGTCGTCTGCTATGGCTGCTCAAGCGCTGACACAGGTGCTGAATGCGCTTCCTGCCGACGATGGACTTTGGCAGAAGATCGCCGGTGGTAAGGACTGGAGCACCTTATCCAACGGCCTTGTTCAAATGGGCATGGCGTTGAAGATGTACGGTATTACCGTGACTGGACTTCAGCCCGGACCGATAAGCGCTTCTATCGAAGCCCTCAACGGATTGAATGGTGTGCTGAACGCCGTTCCTTCTGATGACGGTTGGTGGCAGAAGATCGCCGGCGGCAAGGACTGGAGCACGCTGTCCACCGGACTCACCGGAATGGGCAAGGCACTTGCCGGATATGGCAAAGCCGTATCTGGTGATGGGGTCAATATCGAAGCCATTCAGAAGACGGTTCCAGCCGTTAAGACGCTGAACAACGTTCTTCAGAACGTTCCTTCTGATGACGGTTGGTGGCAGAAGATTGCCGGTGGCAAGAGCTGGGGCACGCTCACTGAAGGCCTGAAGGGACTCGGCGAAGCACTTGCCGGATATGGTAAAGCCGTATCTGGTGATGGTGTCAACGTTGGAGCCATTCAGAACACCGTTCCGGCGGTCAAGTCGTTGACCGAGATTCTGAAGAGCGACTTCAGTCAGGTCGGCGATTTCGGTCCTATAAAGACCGCCGCCACACAGCTGGGCAATGGTCTAGCCGGATATTATAATGCCGTTTCCACGGTAGCTCCGGATGCCATTGCGCCAACGTTCGCGCCATTGCGTTCGTTGATCAATGTCATCAATAGTCTCGGTGGCATGTCGATGGACGGAACGTCTGTCGGATTCATCACAGCGGCGACTCAGCTCGGTATTGGATTGTCGAACTACACGTCGCACGTATCTGGATTGGACTTCTCGAATATTTCGTCCAGTGTCGGTGCGGTCCGTTCGCTGTCCAACGTCATGAGCGGAATGTCTGGCGAGTATGGCGGAGTCACAGCATTCCAGCAAGCGGTAACTACGCTTGCTAATACGGCGTTCGTATCTCTTGCCGCAGCCATTCAAAATGCCAATACTTCTATTAGCACTGGTTTGTCTAGTGTGAACACGGCGTTGAGCACCGGCACAACGACCTTGACCGGATCCGTGAATGCCCTGAATTCCGCTTTCCGTGGTATCAATCTAAGTGGCGATCTCTCGTCTCAGATGAGTGCTGCTGCAAGCGCTGCGAATTCTGGAGCGAATCAGATCCGTTCGGCATTGAACGTCCTCGCCACTTGGTTGAGCGGTTTCGCTTCGATCTGGCAGGCATCGTTCACGCCGATAATCGGAGCCACTCGTACCGGCCTCAACCTGGTCGCTCAGGCGATTTCCTCGTACAATGGTCGTTTCTCGCAAGAGGGACGTAGTTTGGCGAACAGTCTGGGCAGCGGCATGCGTTCTGGCATCGGCAACCTTTCGGGCATCTTCAATAACGCGCTGAGTGCCGCTGTCAACGGCGCTCGTGCATATCGTGGAAGCTTCGAGAGTGCCGGTTCCTATCTGGCAGCCGGTTTGGCCGTGGGTATATCACGCAATTCCGGTGTTATCAGCCAGGCCGCAGCGGATGCCGTGTCGAATGCCGTTGAGGCAGCCAAGGAAGCAGGCAAGATCAAATCGCCATCACGTGTCATGGCTAAGGTCGGCATGTGGTTCGACAAGGGCCTGGAGAACGGCATCGCTGATAATGTCGGTGGTGTCGTTCAAGCCGCAAAGACCATGATGACAAGAAGCATCGATGTCTTCGATTCTTCGCTGAGTGGCATCGGCAAGATCGATATTCCGGAATTCGATGTCAATCCGACCATCACTCCGGTGATGGATCTATCGGTTGTCGAGGGTCAAGCCGCGTATCTGAATTCCATGCTGTCCGACACGGTTGGCATCGGATATTCATCTAAGATGATCGACAAGATCACTGCGATGCCTCGCCAGAGTGATGCCGGTCACGCTGCCGAAACTGTTGAGAAGACCCCTCAGCAAATCATCAACAACTACGACTTCACGCAGAATAACACTTCTCCGAAGGCGCTCAGTCGTTATGATATCTACAAGCAGACCCGTACGCAGTTCCGTCAATTCGAGCAAATGAATCGAAATGGAGGTCGATGATGTTTCAGTCAATGACTGTTACGAATGCTCGTGGCGACACGCTCGATCTCCCCATCCGAAACCCAATGGCGACTGGCTATAACGTCGTCGCCATTGACGGTCTCGGACCGGTCGATGCCGTGCTTCAAACCAGCAATACTGTTACTACCGACGGTGTGATCTTTAATGGCGCCCGTAAGGATGAGCGTGAGATTGTCATAAACCTCGCGTATCATCCGGAATCGGGTAAGAACATTGAGGACCTTCGGCATGGAACATACAAGTACTTCCCCGAAAAAGAGGAAGTCACCTTGGTGTTCCATGCCGACACCCGTTCGGTTCGTACGACCGGCATCGTCGAATCGAATGATATTTCGATATTTTCCGAAAAAGAGGCGTCATCCATCGTCATCAAATGTCCTGACCCATGGTTCAGGATCGATAACGAGCTGAATAGGGTCACCTCTTTTTCCAATGTCGAACCAGTGTTCGAATTCCCATTCAACTGGGCAAATAATCCGGTGAGTGAACCGAATGCGTTGTGGTTTGGTGCCATTCAGAATATGCATTCGAAAAACATCATGTATGATGGCGAATCCGAAGTCGGCGTGATCATCCGTATGTCGTTTGATGGCCCGGTGAATAACATTCGCATCTACAATGAAGAGGCCGGTCAGGAGATCGACGTCTTTACGGATAAGGTCAGACAGATCATCCCTGACGGCATCCGAAAAGGCGATGAACTGGTTATTTGCACGGTGCCGAAGCAGAAGTACGTTGAGATCATTCGAGAAGGCATCTCGACTAACATTCTCAACGCCATCAATCGAGACGTGCGATTCATCACGTTGCATAAAGGCGCGAATACCATTGTGTATTCCGCCGATTCCGGTGTGGATAACATCCGCATGTCGATCGAGAACGAAACGTTGTATACAGGAGTGTGACGTTATATGACTGAACAGTTGACCAAACGTTCCATGCAGCTGTTCGTGCTCGATAAGAGTTTCGAAGTCGTCAGCCTATGCGACACGTTCAGTTCGCTTATCTGGACCGAACGATATTCCGGGTATGGCGACTTCGAACTCTACCTTCCAGCTTCCATGGCCAACATCAATATGTTCCCCCGAGGTTTTTACCTATGGCTGATCGAACCGTTCGTATACGATAAAAACGGCAAGAAGATCGAGACTCGCAATGACGTCATGATCATCGAGAAGACCGAACTAAGTACGGACATCGAAGATGGCGACCAATTAATCATCTCCGGACGTTCGCTTGAATCCTTGCTGCTTCGACGTGTGATTCCGAAGAAAGTCAAGTATGAATCGATCGATCCTCGAGAGATCATCAAGACGATACTGAACGAAAACATCATCAAACCTTCGGAACCTGCACGCAAGATTCCGAACTTCAAAATCGCAATCGATTCTTCACAACCACTGGATCCGAAGTACAGGCAAACCTTCGAATTCGATGGCGATTACGTTTATGACGCCATCAAGACGATATGCGATACTTATGACTTGGGGTTCTCTCTCGATCTGAAGTCCGATGATCATTGGCAATCGTCCTATCTGTCGTTTTCGGTTCTCGATGGTACTGATCGTTCGTATGAACAGATCAAGAACCCCTATATGGTCTTCTCGCCGAGATTCGACAATCTTATCTCTTCGGATACCGTCGAAGACGATACCGAATTCTTCAATTCGGCATACGTCGCCTCGACAGAGGAGACCAAGGACAACGTGACCCGTCGTCTGATCAAATACGTGCCGAACAATTCCGGTCGTGTCGGTTGGGACATTCGGGAAACGTTCTATACGGATTCCGACGCCAAGTTGAACGATGCCGATAACCATCCTCGTCCCGACCACGACATATATCCTGAACTGGAAAAGTACGGCCGAGAAGAATTGAAAGCGCAGAAGTCGAACGACTCATTCAATGCCGAAATCGCTTTGCTTGGCTCGGTTCGGTATCATCGTGACTATGATATCGGCGACATCATCCAGTTCGACAACACGTATGGCGTCAACAAAAAAGCGCGCATCACCGAATACGTTCGTAATGAGGACGACAATGGCTACCGTGAGTATCCGACGTTCGAACCGTTCTCCACCGAAGGCATCGACGCGCTTGAGGATTCGTACGGCAATTACGTGCTGGATAATTACGGCAATACCATCAATGAGGGATTCATCTGATCGAAAGGAGATCGTAATGACATATACTTCAGGATTCTTCAATTCGGTCAATCATGACCGAACGTATGATGCCGATACCTTCGGGTCCATGTTCGATGGGGTCATCAACGATGGCGTCTTCCGCACATGGGGCAAGGGTATGGTCGTGACCGCCGTCGGCGGTATGACTGTGGCGGTCGGCACCGGTCGAGCATGGTTCAATCATACGTGGACCGTGGTCACCGCCGACGAACGTCTGACGTTGGCCGGATCATCACCATCCATGCCTCGCATCGATGCAGTGGTGCTTCGCGTCGATAAGTCGACATCGGTTCGAAGAAACCGCATTTACATCAAACAAGGACAAGCGTCCGGTTCGCCGTCACGACCAGCCTTGGAAAACACGTCAACGGTCCGTGAGTATGTTCTCGCTGACATTCGCGTCAATAACGGTGCCACGGCAATCTCTCAATCAAACATCACGAATCAGATCGGACGCGACACTCCATTCGCTGAACTGGTGAACAACACGTTCGATTCGGCGAACCTGATCAAACAATGGGAATCGCAATTCCAGGATTTCATTCGCAACTCAACGCTGGATCCGAAAGTGTTGAGTCCAATTTCAAATTCCACGATCGATAGCATGTTCACCATCAAGTAAAGGAGTCAAAATGACAAGAATTCTCGATGCACACGGCAACGAATTGCAGTACGACGACATTGATCTGAATGCCGGCAAGCTCGTTGACGAGACCATTACCGTCCATCACGACGCTGTTGAAGGCGTCGAGGAAGTATCTCATGTCGAGGTGCTCAAAGAATACTATGAGACTGGTCCGGATGGCACTCCGGTTCTCGATGAGGACGGTCATAAGGTCGTCTTCGGCAAGGATGTAAAGACCATCGTTGATGTCCCAGGCGTTGAGGCCAAGGCGGCTTACGACGAACAGGAAGAGATCCAGCGATACATCCCGTACACCGCCGAAGAACTCGATAAGATCGCCAAGGAGAAAGCCGACGCCCAGGCCAGTGCGGCTGTTGCGGCCGCTGAAAAGTCGGCGATTCGTCTCATTACGCAGAAAATCGCTCCATCTCTATCCACGGACGAACTGATGCAGGTCGCCGCGATTCTCCCGAACTGGGATGCGTCGAAGACGTACGTTGCAGATGACATCGTCCGTTATCAGCAGAGCCTGTATCAGGCCCATGGCAATGTCCCGGCCAATACAGTTCCTGATACGGCTACCGACAAGTGGATGGATCTGACGAAGTCGGTCGATGGAGTCGCACGATGGATTCAGCCGAACAGCGCTGAAAACGCGTATGATTCAGCGGCCGTCGTCATGCATGACGGTCAGCAGTGGTCCTCCAATGAGGACTACAACATGCACGAACCCGGTGTCGACGGCTGGACGTCGAAGGGCGACGCCGTCGCCGAGTGGACTCAGCCGACCGATGCGAACAATGCCTATGCCGAAGGCGCCGTGGTGCGTCATAATGGCAAGCGATGGGTTTCAACGGTCTCCGGCAATGTCTGGGAGCCCGGTGCTTCTGGAGTGACCCAGTGGGTCGAATTGCGATAGGAGTCTGTTATGGCACGAATCAACAGTTATACCAAGATCACCGGAGCACCGGCTGATTCCGACTGTTTCATCATCGACTCAACGCAGGGCACCGCAGGCACCCGAATCGTGTTGTGGTCCGTGTTGAAGAGCGTTCTCACTGGAATATTCGCTCCTAAAAGCCATAAACATCCGGGCAGCGATATCACGTCAGCTGTCGCCAACGCCAATGCCGCCACCAACGATTCCGTCGGTCAGAACATCGCCTCGACGTATGTGAAGGAACTCACCGTGGACGGCAGGACCATCACGGTGAAACGCGGCAACGACACGACCTTCGCATTCCAGACCCAGGATACGAACACGACGTATCCTCTTGCCGATAGCGAACATGACGGTTTGTTATCCAAAGGTAAATACGCTGATCTGGACTGGACTCACCAACACTATTTCGAACATGTTACTGTAGTGCAGCATAATGGAGGTCCAGCGCTGGATTTCTTCAATCAAGCCCCTGGTTCCACCACCCATGAATATGTCCAGGCCGCCAACGGCACTTCTTCCGGTATTATGGCTACCACCGATTGGCAACTTCTGCATTCGTTGAAGACCATTAATCGGTCGGAAAAAATTCCTGACAATGCCGATCTCAACAACTACAAAACGCCTGGTTGGTATGCGATTGACTGGAGTAATAGTGCAACCATAAAGAACAAACCTGTTTCTGGTGAAACACTCGGTATGCTTCAGGTCATGCAGATAAATGCCAACGAAAGGATTCAGGTCTATATCACAGCATATCAAGCAGAAACACGTTCCGGCCGTGAGACAGTGTTTATCCGTCACTACGGTGGTGGTGGTACGACGTGGGCACCATGGACGGACATCACCGCCTACCCGCTCGCCAGCCAATCGGCTAACGGCCTGATGTCGTCTGCGGATAAGCGAAAGCTCGACGGCGTCCCATCCAATATCCCTGCATCCATCCCGCTCGCCTCGTCGTCTCAAAATGGTCTGATGTCCAAAGCCGACAAAGTGAAGCTCGACGGCATCTCTGGCGACATCGCCGGATCCATCCCGCTCGCCACGCCGTCCAGAGATGGTCTGATGCCCAAAGCCGACAAGGCGAAGCTCGATGCGATCGGTCCGATTCCTAGCGCCACAATCGACGGTTTCTTCAGAATTTAAATGATATTTTAGGAGGTATGATATCATGGTAGCGTATCTTGATGAGGGGGGGCTCGGCATCTAGTCAAGAAAGTTCTTGACCGGATCCAGCCCGTTGGATCTCTCTATTTCAGCACTAGTAGCGCGTCCCCAGCGAGTTTATTCGGTGGCACCTGGGAACGCTATGCGCAGGGACGAGTGATGGTCTCTGCATCGGACACCGATACAGATTTCACCGTCGGCAAAGCCGGCGGAGAGAAGACGCATAGCCATAAGTACGGTATTATCTATGGCGACTTTTATGGCATGGCGATCATGCGCCCCACAGATGATATTCATACGGGCGTCATCGACTACGCTCTTACGCAAGGAAACCGAATCGATGTACATACCAGGCCGACGATTAAAGAGGCTACCATCGGCCACGCCGATACCGTGTCTGGGTCGTACAGCAAGAAAAGCACATGGTTATTCCAAAACGAGGGTAACACTACCCGAGCATCATCAATGGAACCCTACGTTGCGGTGTATATCTGGCGTCGTACCGCTTAAGCGGTCCTTCTCCACACGTACACCGCGACATACGGCTGAAGCGTACTCACCCTTCGATGATTGTCGCCGGTCGGTGGAATGATCGGCACAGCGGTATTCGAGACATCAGTTGTCGGATAATGGTTTAATGCCTGCGATTTCACTGATGCTCTCCACACAGTATTATTGCCCGGAATGGTCTCGACCTTGGCAATGAAATCCTGGCCACGATTGGCCCAGAGAGCATACAGATTGGTCAAATCAACTGGTGCCGTCTTCTCTCCGCCGGCTTTGCCGACTCCTCACGGAAAGGCAAGACCTATAATGGTTGCATATTTGGATCAGGCAGGTGTACAGCACCTCATTGCGAAGATTCGTAATACGTTTTGGCCGGTCGGCACGATTCTGGCGACATCCAGCAACACTTCGCCGGCGTCCTATATCGGAGGCTCCTGGGAGGCGTATGCTCCCGGAAGAACGCTGGTGGGTGTGGATGAGAAACATCCTATTGGTGCACAAGGCGGAAGCAGAAGCATAGATGTCGGAAAAGATACTGATCTAGCAACGGCGATGTACGTTGATGAAAATGGAAACATCCAAGTTGAATGGAAACGTGGTTATCATGCATCGGCCAACATAAAAACCGGTTTATCGGCCGACACACACGCTCCAATTGACTGGAGTTACCAAACAACGCATGGTGGAACCAAGGTTGCTGGTATTTTGCCGATTGAATCACCTTACATTTCCGTATGTTATTGGCGCCGTGTCGCCTAAGCAATTCTACGCCAATAACGAACGGCGACATATGGCTGTTCAATGTTGATAGGATTATTTGGGTATTCGATCATACCGGCATGGTCTCCGTTAGCGGTATGAGCCAATCGAGGATACCATTTTCCATTCTGTAGATACTGTCCCGGATAAGCCCATTGATTCATAACGAAGTTCGCAGGATTCATATCCGTATCGCCGCTGGCTCGAGCAAATAGATCATGAACGTGCGGCGGAAGTTCTTGTTGAGATATGGTATGAGTTGCTGCTCCGCCAATACTGTTAAGCGGATGTTTCTCATCCACACCCACCAGCGTTCTTCCGGGAGCATACGCCTCCCAGGAGCCTCCGATATATTATATAGAAAGGATCATATCAATGCATTGGATCGAAATGTTGATTACAATCATTGGATCGGTATTCGCATCCAGTGGATTGTGGACATTGATCTTGTATAAAGCAAAACAAAAAGATACTGGGCTTCTTATGACCCGTGGTATGGCACATTACCAAATCATAGAGGAGGGTCAGAAATTCATCGAGCGCGGATGGATTACCCATGAGGAATACGACGACTTCATGAAGTATCTTGGCAACCCTTATCTGGAATCCGGATCAAACGGTCTGGCAAAGAAAATGATCGATGACATATCGGACCTTCCGTTCAAATCGATTTCGTCGATTCATAGTACTATGGATCATTAAGACGTCGCGTGACATACATGGCTCTTAATGAAAGGAGCCATTATGAACAATGACACGATCCCTTATGGTAACTATGAAACACAACTCAAGAACGGATACTTAAGGATCAAGGGCATAACACATCTTGGATGCTTATCACTTACCGCTATCGTATATGACAGTGATATTCGCATACCATGCGAAGTCATCGAAAAAGGCGGACTGGTAAGATGCGTAAGTTTCAAGCCGAAATATGCGCCTTGGTTTGGTATTAGAGGTATCGTTAAGGGTTTGAAATTCATCATGTTCCCGAAAAGGGTCTGTAAATCAAAAGCCATCATAGAGGCAATCATTTCAGAATAAAACATAAGAGCCTATGCACCACGCATGGGCTCTTATGTTTTTCTCACGCAAACCATAGAAGAAAGGACCATATATCATGGCCGAACACGCCAATCAGAAAACGTCATTTCTCACCGATTCTGGTTACGACAGTCTCGTCAAGGCCGCGCGTCGATATCTGCCTGCGCTCAGTGTGCTGCTGATCGTGATCGCCGGCGTCTGCACGCAGCTCGGTCACGTTCCCGGCATGGAGGCCGCCACGGCCGGTCTGGCTACGGTCTCCGGTGTCTGCATGGCACTGAGCTGGGGCATCAATGAGCTGCTCAAGCGCGCCAAGGATCAGTGGAACACTTCGACTGATTCAGACAACACCACTGAGAGCACCGCCGAATGATATCATATAAGAGCCTATGCCACGCGCATGGGCTCTTATATTTTGCCTCGACGCGAATCGTACATGGCCTTTAATGACAAGAGAATCTATCATAAAGGAGCAATCATGAACGATACGTTTACTTATGTCAGCCAACAGTACAGCCAGCACACCTGCCTGGAGCTTGTTCAGTGGATCAAGAACCACTGCGATCCGGAAACGGAGAGCGGTATTCTTACGACCAAGACGAAGAAGCTTCGGGTGATTATGGTCTGTACCAACCTGGAAGACATGAGTGCATTCGCAGATTATCTGAAGACCATCACTCTCGTCTGAAAAAAAAAAAGGGTGAGCCGCACATGCGGCTTGCTCTTTTTTTTTCGCGCATGATACATGTCCTTTATTGAAGAAATTCAACAATATCAAAGGAGTAATCATGCTTATCATCGACAAGATTTTGAACCGAACCGAGTCTTTCACTGCTGATGGGTATTGCAAGGACCAAGATCAAGTGAATACGATTCTTAACACGGTCGGCTCTTTACCGTACGTAAAGAGCTATGACCATGCTATAGTAACGTATCCATTTTACGATCATCCAACCTTGTACTTAACCATCACTACGTGGGGACACGGGCGTCGAGATCAAATCGCAAAAAAGATCGCTGAAACAATGTATATTGATGAATAATCATCAAAGCCAGAGTCGCACATGCGGCTTTGGCTTTTTATTTGCAGTCGCGAATGAAACATACCCTTTAATGAGAACCATACCATCATTAAAGGAGAAAACCATGTTCGCTGCAATTTCCGCCATTGCCATCGCAATCGCCGCTCTCGCTGGAGAGTACTATGTGATCGCTTTGACGCAAGAACACTGAACACCATTTCCTCTAATCAGGAATGATCAATAGAAGCAGAGCCATCTGCTTTGCTTCTTGTCCGATGATGCGTATGGTTTATATTTTGTTTGGGACAAGGAGCTTGATGATGTATTCGCGAATCGATCATGGTCCTTAATGAGAAGCTATACATCAACAAAAGGAGTTATTATGGACCTCATCAAGACTATTTTCAAGACCGTTGTCTGGGGCGCAATCGCCATTATCGCCATATTCGTTATTGCGATTGTCCTCATCGTCTGCGGATTGTTCTAGCTTGATCAATCCTAATAATGACAAGCCGTTAACCACGCGGCTTCTCATTTATCCGATATGCTGAGCATAGCAGTAACGTCACGTACCACCACTGAGACCGGACATGGCGTTTATATTTTTTTCGCGCATGAATCATCGCCTTTAATGACAACATAACCGAAAGGAGCAAACATGTCCAATCAATCGAAGAGCATTAATCAGAAGTTCGATGAACAGATCGATGCGTATTTGGATCGTCTCAAGGAGGAGATGAATCCGGAGAACGAATCCGATTTGAACGACGATTTGACAAGGACTTCCGAAGTCACAAGAGATACTCTTGATGGCGACGGCAACGTCACGAGTTCAGTTGTGGAACGTCACGATGAAATGACGAGCCACAATCTGGAATCGTTGAAGTCGCTGGTCGCCGTCAAGAACGATTATAATGACCATCGGAAGAGCCTCATCGAAACCGTCGTGAAAGCCGGAGTCTCGCTCGCTGGAATCGTCATCCTGCTGGGATTCGAAGCAAATCACACCATCAGTTCAAGAAGTCTCGGGTTTCTGCCCAAACCGAAGATCTGACATGTGATCTATAGGATTACGTCAAAAGCCAGAGTCGCACATGCGGCTTTGGCTTTTTTATTTGCAGTCGCGAATGAAACATACCCTTTAATGAGAACCATTAACCATCAATAAAGGAGTTATCATGAAGTTTAGCACCTTCTTCGGAAAGTACACCATCTGCACCCTTATCTACTCTGCATTTTCGATGCTGTTGGGAATCGCCGGTTTCGGCGTTCTCTATCACATCGGAAAGAAGATGGAAGACAAGGATGACGAGGAGAATCCGATCACTGCTGATGACATGAATCTAAATAATGACTAATGACATCCAAGGCTAAGGCCGCATTTCACACATGCGGCTTTGGCTTTTTTTTCGATACCAAGAGTATGTTATGTTCATCGCGATTCATCCATGGCCTTTAATGACCGAATAATCGACAAAAAGGAGATATATGGATATCAAGACAACATCCAAGAATCTGTTCAGCACCGCAAAGGACCGCGTCAAGGAACTTTGGGACAAAGAACAGGAAGAGGACAATGTTGATCTCGTGATCCGTCGTCTCAACGAAGGATATTACGATCAACTGCCGAATGGCCAAGAACGCAAACACCATGCTGTGTGTATTGTCATGGACAAGCTAGGAACCGCAAGTCTACAGCTTGACGTCGTACGACGTTATCTGAAAGCATTGTCGGACCAAGCCTACCACGACTGACACATTGCTGGCGAATGACACTTGGCCATTCGCTTTTTTATTTTAGGAGTAAAACATGGCAAGAAGACCAGTTGGACGACTTAAATTCACTTACAAACGTCGTAATAAGATATCGCCTCATATTTCAGGACCGAAAATCGCTCTGAATATGCTCTATGCTTGGATGCTTGGACGTGATATTCCTTGCAGACTATATGAGCGTCGCATTGATATTCCAATTGAAATCTGGAACGAGTACGATGTTCAGATTATGGATGGACTCGACGCGATCAACGATATATTCTACACCAATTTCCAGGTAAGGAAGTGGTAACATGACCGGTGCTTATACCAATCATATTGTCCTTCTCGGCAAACAGGGATCCGGTAAGACGTCTATTGCCGAAGAACTTGCTCGTCGAGGGTTTCGGCGCGTCGTATCGGTGACCACACGTCCTCCTCGTGATAATGAAGAGGATGGCGTGGACTATTGGTTCGTGGACGATGCCGAATTCGATGCTGCTTTGCCGGATTTGGTAGCCGTTCGAGAATACCGGACCGTATTCGGTACGTGGCGTTACGGCGTGAATCTTCAGGATATCAATGCCGATGACGATACTGTGACCATTCTTGATCCGACTGGATATTTGACCATTAAAGACCGAATCACCGATCGATTCGGAGTCTATCTGCATATCGATGACAACATTCGATATCAGCGACTACTTCTTCGAGGCGACGATCCGGAGGAAATCAGTCGTAGGGAACGCGACGATGCCGCCCAGTTCGCCGTACTCGAAGAACGGCTTACCGATGTCGTGGACATGATGTCTAATGGAAAACGATGGGTCAATTTCGAGGAATTCTCGAAAGGCGGATACGATACCAGTCGAACCGTGACCGAAGAAACTGATCGGATTCTACGATACATGAACGCGTTCAATCGCGGAGAGATCAATTATGAACGAGCACCTCAACCGGTGTTCGATCATGATCCGGAATTCTGATTATGGCTAAGGAGAAAACATGTTAATCGCACGGAAACATCTACCACCGAATTTCCGCGAGCAGTTGCACAATGAGGAGGTGGCATCGGAACTTTTTCCCAAGATCATGGATAGGTCGTATCAAGCACCACATAACACCATCAGCGGCTGGTGTCAGTATGTTCGACCGAATGGCGTATCATTCTGGGTATACGCGGATAACAACGGCGCTGTCTGCATCGAAACCGAGGCAGTGAGAAATGCCATGAATACGACGACGGTCGACGGGGATTTCGATATCAATGCTTCGAAGAATGAGCTTACTCGTTTTGTCGAGCAGATAGCGCCATGGATACATGACTGCGATTTTAGACAAGCCATTATACGATCATCACAAGGTATATCGCTGTTCTTTGTCGAAAACGGCATGACTCGATGGATATTTCGTGTGTGGGGGCCAAAACGATGGTTATTGTGCAACCCCGAATATGATTATGATCGTATATAATCGCGACTAAAACATACCCTTTAACGAGAACCATTAACCATCAATAAAGGAGTTATCATGAAGTTTAGCACCTTCTTCGGAAAGTATACTATCAGTAGCCTCATCTACTTTGCTATTTCGATGGTGTTAGGAATTGCCGGTTTCGGCGTTCTCTACCACATCGGAAAGAAAGCCGAGAAAGAGTCTCTAGAGGACGATCCGATGATTGCTGAATATATGAAACGAAACAGTAGTAAATGATCTCAAGGCTAAGGCCGCATTTCACAGATGCGGCTTTGGCTTTATTTTTAAGGAGCAAAAACATGAGAAATAAAATCGAATTGTATCGTGAAGCACGACTCTGGATTACGAAAGTTATCATTCCATTGGCTGGAATGGCAACATTATATTTCAGCAATCCTGACAATCGTGCCGACTTCAAAACTCGTTTTCTGAAATCAAGACTTGAAAAGAAACTTGGAGGCTTATTGTGAGCTCGGATGACCAGAACAACTATGGTGTGCATCTGAATGATAAAGAGCAGGAAGTCCATTTTCCCATCGGATTAGCTTTCGATAGCGAACAGATTCCTGAAGGAAAACATGCTCCGCTCAAGACGCTCGAAGAAGCGGCCGAATTGACGGAAGCGATCAAAGACCAACTGAAAGGGCAAAATGATACTGGTGTCGATTACGATGCGTATATGGCACTTCGCCAACATTCCCTCGAAGAATTCTGCGATGTATACCAGACGTTGGTGAATATCGCATTCGCTTTCGGATTTTCTCAGACCGAGATCGAGAATGCTTATATGAAGGTCGTTCGTCGTAACAACGAACGAGGACGTTATCCTTCCGATGAAGTGGAGGACAGTTGGCTTGGCTGAAACAACACTTCCAGCTCGGTTACGTTATGGTGGTTAAGGCATGTGCCAAAACCATTGTCGCCGAATCGAAGCTGTTAGGCGCGATCTATAATTCAGGTCATGTTACAGACGTGATGATAATGAATCGCGAATACGATGGAGTATACACAATACGAGTCGAAACCAGCGTGCTTACGACCCCATACGTCTTGCGGAAAAGGATCGCCAAACAACTGGCGTATCTTTAGACGCTGTAAACGCGAACCATACATCTCCCTTAATGAGAACCATACACAACCTAATGAAAGGAATAATCATGGAAGATCAGAACAAGGAAACCACCGAAGTCGTCGAGACCGAGGAGAAGAAGCCCAACAAGATCGTCCAGTTCGTCAAGGATCATAAGGACCGTATCAGGGATATCACCATTGGAGCCGCTGCCGCCGCAGGACTCGCATTGCTGATTCACCTGGGAAAGTCCGACGATGATCTTGACCCGGACTGCGATGACGTCGATTGGGATCATCCCGTGTCTGACGAATCGAATTCCAACGCTGAATCCACAAATTCCTCGCAAGAGTGAATTGTTCTACAAGCCTGAGTCGCACATGCGGCTTTGGCTTTGTCTTTTGGATCGGTAGCAAATATGGATTTCATTCTATTATTAATACTATTAGTTCTAATAGTATGCATATTCTATATGATATTTTATTAGCGAACCGACAATATACAAATCAGAAAGGTTGTTATGGTAAGTAATATCATCACAAACGGACGAAAATTTCTTGGAAGAAACTCACATACGATTCTCACAGGCACAGCAGTGGTGGGCGTGATCGGAACCGCCATCATGGCGTCACGAGATACCATTCAGGCGAATGATCGTCTGCTGGAGTATCGCATGGAGCTTGATGGCAAGCCATACGACAAGAAGGAGCTCGTCAAACGAGTTGCTCCATGTTATATTCCGACCGCGTTAACGGTAGGCGCGACGATTACTGCGATCGTCGGAGCACACCAGACCGCCACGCATAAGATCATCGCGTATTCCTCGGCATATACCATGGCCCAGGAAGCCGCGACCATCTATCGTGATAAGGTGCACGAGATCGTTGGCGAAAAGAAAGCCAAGGAAATCGAAGCGGCCGTGGCCAAGGACCAGATCGCAAAATCCAAAGACGACGCTTCGGCCGTGGTCATTGGCGACGGCAATGTGCTGTGCATGGACGGATTCAGTGGACGGTTCTTCCCGTCGACCTTGGAGAAGATCCGCAAGGCCCAGAATGACGTCAATTACAAGATGAATGCTGAAATGTACGCATCGTTGAATGACTTCTATGAAGCCTTGGATCTGCCCTATATCGGTTGTGGCGATGATCTTGGTTGGACGTCGGATCATCCAATTGAACTGAGTTTCAGCACCGCACTGACCCCTGATGGAAAACCGGCACTCGTGGTGAATTTCCACGAATCGCCGATGGCTGACTATCGCAATCTTATTTGAGCATCAACAAGGAGTAAATCATGTCTTATATTTCCCTACTCGCCCAAGCCGGTAAAGCGGCCGCTCCATATCTGAAGCCTCTTGGCATCCGATTGGGCAAATCCATCTGTACGGGCGTGCTTACTCAGCTTGCGGGTAAGTATGCATTCCGTATAACCGGGGACCATATTCTGGCGCAACGTGATCGCGATATTCGCGAAGCGGTTCAACAGGATATGGAACTCAAACAACTCATAGCCCAACAAAAAGCGGCTATGTCCAACAAACAGGAGGAAAACTAACATGATCAAGGAAACCATTTCCTACGAGGACATCGACGGCAACAGCAAGACCATTGATGCGTATTTCCATCTCTCTATGCGTGAAATGCGTCAACTGCTGAAGGACGGCATTCAGGAAAAGCTTGACGCTGTGACTTCTGGTAAGGCCTCTACGGATGACACGTTTGATCTGATCGATATGTTGATCAAGACGTCTTTCGGTAAGCGAATTGAGTCTAACGGTGAAGCGCGTTTCGTGAAGGATCCAGAACTTACTGAAGAATTCATGAATTCCGATGCATACGACAGCCTGTTGAGCAAGCTGATGTCCGATACCGATTTCGCAACGCGATTCTTCACCGGTCTGGTGCCGAAGGCATTGACTGAGCGCATGAATGCCATCAGCAATGGCGCGACTCAGAACGCACTCCCTCCGGAAGCGGCTCAGTATCTCGCTCAGCTGAACCAGCAGAATAACTGATTCCCATATATTAAGTAATGAGGAAAGGGTTCGGACTATGTCTGGACCCTTTCCTTGTATATTTTGAAAGGACAAAGAGCATGGCAGAAGACGATCGCAAGCCGTTAGTCGTCGATGTCTCTCGACAGAACTTAGGTCTTCCGGAATCCAAAGAAACGCCAAAGAAAGCAGCAGTCGCTCATGGCAAACTCAAAGAGGATACCATGGTCGAGAAGGGTGTAAAACGCTTCTTTGGAGGTGATCCGAAAGACGTCATGATGTATATGCTGACCGATGTGCTGGTGCCGGCACTCAAGGATACATTCGTCGATATGGTCATCGGCGGAACGAAACGAATGGTATATGGTATGGGTGCGTCGGATTATCGTCCAAGCAGTCCTCGATTGGTTCGACGTGACAACCCGAGCTATTCGCAGAACACGAATTATAACGCCATGTCGAGCAATCGACGTGTGATCGACAGCACGGTTCGTGAACGCCACGATTTCAGCAAAGTCGTATTCCCGGACAGACCGTCGGCTGAAAATGTTTTGACGGCCATGAACGATTATATTCAGCAATATGGTGTCGTTCGGGTGAAGGACTTCTACGAATTCGCCGGAATCACCGCTGAATATACCGATCAGAACTGGGGCTGGCATGACATTCGTGGCAGCCGTGTTCGATCGATCTATGGCGGATATATTGTGGAACTTCCACCTACGGAGCACCTGCAATGAGCGACCGGGACGAGCTGAGGAACTGGTATTCGAGTCCGTCATGGGGCTATAAAGTCGATAAAATGACAGACGAGCAAATACCGATCGTGCTCAAACGAGTGCGAGCAATCAAAGAGCAAGCAAGGAACGATCATAATGGCATATCCAATCACAGACGGCATCGATAAAACCGATCATCAGATGCTGCTGACTGTCAACGATATTCGGGAATCCGATCGATCCAGAATGATATCCATGATCAATAAATCATGGTTGCATCGCCTATTTCGACATTTTCCGGAGATAGCGAACTTGACGATCGATATCACTATTGATTGGCCGGGACGATTGCCGAATACGGCCGTGATCACAACCAGGGATGGACGGAAATATCTATATACGTCCGATCCGAATTATGATTTCGGCACGATCGAGGAGATATGATGGATAGTTTTATTGCCATGGTGAAATTCCAACAGCTTTTCCCGGAACTCTCAGAGCGAGTTCAGAAATATCGCCGTATGGATAACCATACGGCATTGATCATATTGTTCAGCGGAGCGCGTTATGTGTTTCGCTGGGAATCAACGAAAAAGTGGACTCTGCAAACCGAGTTCGCCTACAACAACAAATAAGGAGCAAACATGTCTATCAAAAGTACATTGGTCAAAACCGCAGCTAAGAGCGGTCTCTTTCTGAAGAAGCATAGCCCGGAAATCCTGACCTATTCGGGCATCGTGCTGGGCGTCGCCGCAACCGTCACCGCATGTCGGTCGACCATGCATATCGATGACGTGAAGAAGAACCATGAAACCGAAATGAGCCGCGTCGAAACCCTCGAAAAGATGGTGGACAACGGCGAGCTCGATGACGGCGATTTCACGGTCAATGAAGCGGCTTCGTCGAAGCAGATCATCTACATGCGTACCACCGTGGCTTATGCGAAGCTCTATGCTCCGACCATTATTCTGACCGGTTTGAGTATTGCCTGTATTCTATCGGCACACAACATCCTCCAGACTCGATACACGGCTGTGGCTTCGGCATTCGCTGCTGTGAGCGCCAAGTTCAGCGATTACCGCGAACGTGTCGTAGCACAGTATGGCGAAGAGGTCGATCAGAAGTTCTATCAGAACATCGACACCGTCGAAGTCGCCGACGACAAAGGCAAGGTCATCGAGACCAAGAAGGAGCAGAACGTCCAGACACTGAGTCCGACCGATAAATGGTTCGGACCGGATTCTCAGATCTGGGATCACGAATCCCCGGACATGAATACCGTGATGTTGAAGTCCGCATTGGATCGTGCTCAGAACAAGCTCGATTATACTGGACATCTGTTCCTGAACGATGTCTATCGTCTGCTCGGTCTTCCTGATACCAAGGAAGGCGCCGTGCTCGGTTGGATCAATACGCCTGATCGCGATTCGATCGTTGACTTCGGTGTATTCGGTTGCAGCGATGATCCGTGGGACAATGTCAAGGATTGCCCATGGGATGGCAAGGAAGAGATCCTGCTTCAGTTCAACTGCGACGGCATCGTCTACGATCAGATCTGATCGTCATATCTGATACGGGAGCGTCATTGGAATCGTGGCGCTCCCTTTTTATTCGAAAGGAGCGAACATGAATCGTGAGAATCTGATATTTGCCGGCATCGGATTTCTGGCCGGTGTCGCCGTCACGACCGTCGTCGGATATTTCGGCGTATATCGAAAGTATATACCGCTTCGACAGCTGGAGGACGAAGTCAATCAGCTCGAGGAGCAACGTCAATCCAAAGGACGTCAGCTCGATGCCATGGATGCCGCTTACGAGGAACGCAAAGTGGCATACGAGAAGGATCTCCAAGAACGGTCGGATCGTCTCGACATGTACGATAGCGACATCGCCGACGCCAAAAAAGAACTCGAAGCAATCAAACCAACACCAGAACAGGAGCCTGAAACCTTGACCAAAGACGAAACCAAGATCTTCGCGCGATTCGAAATCCATGATGGCAATCCTCGATGGGATGGACCGTTGACCGATGAGGAACAGGCGTCGTATGATGCTTGCGAAGGTGATGAGAATCTTATTCTCGGACTGCTCACCGAAGTGAAGGAGCATCGATTCAAGAACTCCATCGATCCAAACCGAACCGCATATATGATCGACGACTATGAGCACAAGACCGCTCCGGACTTCATCGATACGGTATATCTTGACTACTATGTCAGAGACGACAAACTCGCCGAAGGACGAGTGCTCGTCGAACGTCCGGATGATCTTATCGATATGGCCGTACTTATGAAATTCGGTAAGTATGGATGGCAGGAGGATCCGAATGTCGTGATCTGCCGTAATGACACGTTCGAGACGGACTACGTGATCGAACGTCATGAAGAATCATATCAGGAATCGGTGTTCGGCATCGATCCGGATAAGATCACCTTGCCATCGCATCGAGTGCTCGAAGATATGGCCAGGAAAGCTTATAAGGAGGAGCAACATGCCTAAGAGCGAACCACATGCGAAACCATATTTCGATTGGCTTCTAGAAGATGTGGTCGGTATTGATAATGATGGATATTCCAAACTCTATCATGCAATGAATGCGATTCGTTACACCTATCGTATCGCCATGGATGCCAATCGAGAAGGCGATGCTCTCGAACTCCGTGGCGATTACGAATATTACAATCATGCGCCATGCGAAGCGCAATTCCAGGGAGGAGTGGTGAGCTTCCTGGAATTCCTCATCGCAGTGATTCTACGGGTCGATAATGATCTCGCACTCAAGCTGTCTCGTGCCGATTGGATGCATCTATTCATCAAAAATATGGATCTGCAAGCCTACACGGATTCATATTTTGATGCCGTTGGAGACGCATCAGAACCGATACGACTACTTGTCGAACGCACCATGAACCGGAAGTATAACGCCGATGGGAGCAATGGTGGGTTGTTCGTCATCAAGGGATGCGACAAGGATCTTCGACGGATGCAATTGTTCGATCAATGGACATTGTTCGGCAATTCCGACCACGATATTCCGTATAAGTGGGACTAGAAAGGAGTGGGTATGGACCAAATACGAGTGACTGAAGTCAAAAGCACCAAAACCACAACCAAGGTCATTGCGAATCCCAGGGCCCGTGGATTCAAGGACCTTATTGTCAAGGGTGGACAGTTCTACGCCGTATATGATCCAGATACGCACCTGTGGTCCAGAAGTGTCGGTCGCCTCTCCGAACTCATTGATAGGGATATCAGCGAGTATATCGCAACGCATTCAGACAAGACCTTGACACCGGAATACATGGACAATATGTCCAATGGACAGTGGAACCGATATTTGTCCCAACTGAAGAACCTCGATGACAGCAGCATCATGCTGGATCAGAAGGTTATATTTGACAACGACGAAGTCGATCGCGACGACTACGCCTCGTTCAAATTACCATATGATCTCATCGAGGGTCCGACACCGAACTACGATCGCCTGATGGAAACGATCTACGATCCCGACGAACGTCAGAAGCTCGAATGGGGCATAGGTCTGATCGTGGATGGCAAGGACCAGAAACGTATTCAGAAATTCTTCGCCATTACCGGTGCTCCCGGTACCGGTAAATCGACGATTCTGAACATCATCCAGGAACTGTTCGGGAAGTACGTTTCGTTCTTCAATGCCAAAGAACTTGGTCAGGGATATCAATTCGCCACTGCCGCGTTCAAGAATGCGCCACTTGTGGCCATTCAAAGCGACGGCGACCTCTCAAAGATCGATGATAATTCATTGTTGAACACCATTGTTTCGCATGAATATATCAAAGTCAATGAGAAAGGCGTCAAGCAGTATGATATTCCGATCAAGACAATGCTGTTCATGGCTTCGAATAAACCAGTGAAGATCACAGACTCGAAATCGGGTCTGATCCGAAGGTTGATCGACGTCTATCCATCAGGACGAAAACTCAGCAATGCTGAATATTTCGAAGCCATGGACGGCATCAAATTCGAACTCGGTGCCATCGCTCATCATTGTCGAGAAGTCTATCAGAAATTGGGTCCGAACGCATATGGCAATTACGTACCAACCGAAATGGTGGCCAGAACGAATGATATGTATTCGTTCTTGTCAAGCGTTCTCGACCAATTCGAAGATAACGATCATATCGACGGCCTCGAACTTTGGCGTCAATATAAGGTTTGGTGCGATGAAGGCAACGTGACCATGCGCATGAAACGTGATGACTTCCTGTTCGAATTGTCATCATATTTCAACAAGACGACCGACAATATCGTCAATGGTCGCAAATCCACTCGTAACACCGGTTTCGAGGGAATCCGTTGGGATAAATTCGAGAAAGTGGAGAAACCGAAGCCGATCGAAGCGAGAAAACTCGAACTCGATTCGACTATATCCGCTTTCGACCACATGGCTCAGGATTGGCCAGCGCAATACGCCGCCGATAATCCAACCGGAGGACCTCGGTTGCCTTGGGATCAGGTAACCACCACATTGAAAGATGTGGACACCACCAAACTGCATTGGGTACGAGTACCTGAGAATCATATCGTCATCGACTTTGATCTCAAGGGCGATGACGGCGAGAAGAGTCTGGAACGAAATCTTGCCGAGGCTGCTAAATATCCACCAACGTATGCGGAATTGAGCAAATCCGGTAAGGGCGTACACCTGCATTATATTTACGATGGTGACGTGACGAGACTCAAACCTCTGATCGATATCAACGTGGAATGCAAGGTGTATCGAGGGAAATCAGCATTACGAAGGAAACTCAGTAAATGCAACGATCTCGATGTGGCGCATATTTCCAGCGGTCTTCCTCTCAAAGGAGATAAAACCATGATCAATGAGAAAGCGATCAAAGATGAGCAACATCTTCGCAATCTTATTAAAGGAAACCTAAGAAAGGAATATTGTCCCGGAACCAAGCCATCGATCGACTTCATCTGTAAGTTGCTGGACGAAGCATACGAGTCTGGCATCCAGTATAACGTCGAAGACATGCGTCTTGATATTCTCAATTTTGCCATGAACTCCACGCATAATCGAGATTATTGCATGAAGGTCGTGGCGAATATGAAGCTTCGTTCCGACGAACCCGACAGCTTGGAACCGCCAAAGCATACCGGGACGCCTGATATTCTGACGTTCTACGATGTCGAGGTGTTTCCGAATCTGTTCATGATCTGCTTCAAAGACGCAGGCGACGAGAAGGATCATCCGGTGAAGACCTTGATCAATCCCGATCCGAAAGATGTTCGTAAGCTCTGTGGCAAGGCACTGGTCGGATTCAACAACCGACGATACGACAATCATATGCTCTACGCATGGGGTTGGCTCGGATATGACAACCAACAGCTCTACAACCTGTCTCAGGATATCGTGGCTGGTGGACCTCGCAGTCGAAACGCCATGTTCCAGAATGCCTACAACATCTCCTATACGGATATCTACGACTTCTCCGCAAAGAAGCAGTCGTTGAAGAAGTGGGAGATCGAACTCGGGATCGATCATCACGAACTCGGCATGCCGTGGGACAAACCGGTCGATCCGAAGCTCTGGGATCTGGTGCAATCGTATTGCGAGGATGATGTCCGAGCGACGGAAGCGGTGTTCAACAAACGATACGAGGATTTCGTGGCCCGTCAAGGTCTGGCGAATCTGTCCGGCCTCACGCCGAATGATTCGACGAATCAGCATACGGCACAGATCATATTCGGAGATGCGAAGAATCCGCAGAAGGAATTCCCGTTCCCGGATCTGAGCGAAACCTTCCCCGGGTATACCTTCGACAAATTCGCTGACAAGGATCACAAATCCAAGTATTTGGGTGAGTATCCTTCCGAAGGCGGATATGTATGGGTATACGGCATGGCGAATGGCGACAATGGCCCATATTACGGACGTCGGATCCAATGGTCCATGACCGGGAAGGACCGACTCGAACGATATCGTGAGGTCTATCGATCCCAGGATATGGATTTCGACACCATGCACCCCGATCTGGCGAAGCGTCTCGAAGGATATTCATATGACGGTGCTGATCAGTTCATGCCTGAACTTCCAGACAAGAAGCTCGGTGGTATGTTCGGCAACGTCGGTTTGCTTGATGTGACCAGTCTACACCCGTCGAGTCTTGAAGACATGAATTTCTTCGGTCCATACACCAAACGATTCAGTGATATCAAGGCCGCTCGTGTCGATATCAAGCACGGTGATCTCGAATCCGCTCGTCGACGTATGGATGGTGCTTTGGCTCCACTGCTTAAGGAGGGTGAAAACACCAAGTCGCTTGCACAGGCGCTGAAAATCGTGATCAATTCGGTATACGGTTTGACCAGTGCGAAGTTCCCGACAAAGTTCAACGATGTCGGGAATGGAGCCAACGATCGCAATGCCGACAACAAGGTAGCGAAACGCGGTGCCTTGTTCATGCTTCTGCTCAAGCAGAAGGTCATGGAGCTTGGCTACACAGTCGTGCATATCAAAACCGATTCGATCAAGATAGCCGATATCGATGAATATGTTGTGACGTTTGTCAATGACATGGGAGCGAAATATGGCTACGGATTCGAACTCGAAGCGATCTACGACAAGATGTGTATCGTCAACAAAGCGACGTACATCGCCCATCATTGTTACGGCGACGACGGGCACGACGCCGCATCGCATGGTGGTTGGGCGGCAACGGGTGCACAGTTCGCCGTACCATATGTCTTCAAAACACTGTTCTCTTATGAAACGATTGATTTCAAGGATCTTTGCGAAACCAAATCCGCCACGACATCGATCTACCTAGACTTCAACGAGGGCCTACCCGATGACGAGCATCGCTATGATTTCGTCGGCAAGGTAAGCGCCTTCAGTCCGGTCCAACAGGGGTGCGGTGGAGGTCTGTTGGTTCGCGACAACGGCAACGGCGGTTACGCCGCGCTGTCTGGCACCAAAGGTTATCGCTGGAAGGAATCGAGCGTTCTCCGAGACAGTCACAAACAAGATGAAGTCGATTACACCTATTACGAACATCTTGCCGATGAGGCACGAGATGATATTTCGCAGTATGGCGATTTCGACTGGTTGGTAAACGGCGAACCCTATATTTCGCCGAATCCTGGAAGCAATGATCTGGTTACTTCCTTGACTCGATAATACACAGATCAGAAAGGTCAGCTCATGAGTGTGAGCGATTTTTTAAGTTTGATGATTTCACTCGGCTTGCTTATACTCATGAGCTGGTTTGTAGACAATCATAAATTCTAAGGAGCAATCATGTCAATTACTATGATCATTACGATTTGGGCGCTGGTCCTGATGATCAGCGTCAATCTATGGACCTATGTTCCCAAGCAACGACCGATACCTCGACATTCCGATTTGTATATCGCCATGATGGAGACGTTTGATCGTCCGGCAATGGTACCGATTGAATGTGGAAGGAAACGATGAATAAAAGCTGACCTACCTTGAAAGTAGGTCTGAAAATTTTACTTTCAATAAAGTATACCAAGAACAGGAGTAAATCATGAAAACTAGAACCGAAAACTGGAGAGGACACAGCATCAGGTTTGTCGAGATCGATGGCAACTGGTGGGCCGTGCTCAAGGATATTTGCGATGCACTGAATCTTAGTACATGGGGAATCGCCCAAAGACTCGAAACTAATATGTTAGAGAAAGTGCCGATCGACGTATTTAACCTCAGTTCAAATGAGGTTAAATATTCTGACGGGCGAGGACATCAGAAAACTCGTCAAATGCTCATCGTCAACGAAATCGGCATCTACGAAGCATTGTTTGCATCTCGTAAGCTCGAAGCACGAAAGTTCCGCATATGGGCCGGAAGCGTGTTGCAACGTCTTCGTCAGAACATCGGTCTCAAACAATACGAGATCATGCGTATGACCGATCCCGATATTCAGGATCAGATCAATTATATGCTCGACGATATCTTCTACGACCCGGAAAGCGATCAGCTCATGTGCTCGGTCACGGTCCAAGGCGGAGATGTCGACGTACGGCCATTCGATGAAGTATACAAAGAACAGGAGTAACCATGGCACTCACCACCGAAGAAGTAGACGATCTCATGCATTGCAACTGCGATGCCGAGGTCAAAGCTCTTGATTTCGATATCACGGCCAACCGGATCAAAGCGATTCTCATCTGCACCGGATGCGGCAAAATGGTATCGGTGTCCGGTGATATCGATAGGGTTTCTGATGTACGATATGCCGAAACGGTCCGATTGGTCCAAGACGAATCGGAGGACTGTGAATGAAACTTCCATTCAAAGTCCATTTTGAAATGCAACCAACCATTGTAAAGAATAAGGAGAAAATCATGTCTGATAATGATGCTACTCAGATCCTCGATGCGAATGAAGTCATCGATCAATCAAAATCCACGCTCAAGGATGTCGTGCTCGATCATCCGGCATATCTGGCATTGGCAGGCCTTGGCATCTTCGCCATCGGGTATCAGCTCGGACGTAACCAGGGCGTCAACTCGTTGCTGAAGTTTGCGATGAGCAACTGATGTTGTATTTACTCATAGGTGCCGTATTGGTTATGATTTTCGCAGCGTGGTTCCCATTGTGGTGGGATGATCATTTTTAACGCGGAAGAAACATGGCCTTTAATGAGAATATTAATTCGCATTAAAGGAGTTAATCATGACCGATATTTATGTCAAGCCAGTCATCATCGACATTGAAACTGGAGATGTCATCGATAATAATTCATTTGACACCAAAATGGTGTTGATCTTATACAAGCTCGGCTATATCTTTCAAGCCGAACGATTCAATGAACAAATTGATTCGTGGAACGAAGAGTTTGAACGTCTTCATCCAGACATTTATAATCATCTGGATGACCCAGTCAAACAGGAGTTCTACGACAATTTCATCGTTGAACGTTGGCAGAAGATCATAGACGATTTTAATAATATAGCATCAACGATCGTTAAGGATGCCAAACTATTTATCGAGGATCTCTGTGTCAAGATGAATGATGGCAAAGGACATATCATCGAATCGAGAATCGTTAATCCAAATTAATAATCGATAAAAAAGACCGAGTCGCACATGCGGCTTGGTCTTTGTCTTTTGGCTATATTCGCGAACCAGACATTTCCTTTAATGAGAACTATCAAGAAAAGGAGTCAACATGTCTGTTGATATTTGCCAAGCCATCGCTGATTTTATTCTCATCACGATTGTCGTGTTGGGGATCGAAGCGGGCATTCAAGATCGTATCAAGCATAAGGATATGACTTGGTTTGCCTGGATCGGTCGCCACTGGAATAATCATAAGGAGAAGAAAGCAGCCAACAAACTAACAAAGAAACAAGACATCAACGAAACCATTTTCGCTGAGAAGTAATCATAAGCCTAAGTCGCACATGCGGCTTTGGCTTTATATTTTAAACAAAAGGAGATTATCATGCCTATCAACATCATCAAGCGCCCGAACGGCGACGTCAACAAGATCGAATGCGAGAACGTTCGTCTGATCTGGACGAATTTCGCAGGCCGCGAAGGCAAGTACAATCCGGCCGGCAACCGCAACTTCAACATCGTCCTTGAGGAATCCGATGCCAAAACGCTTCAGGATCTCGGCCTGAACGTCAAGTTCCATGAGGGGCGTGATGAAAACGATCCGGGCATCTACACACTTCAGATCAAGATCAACTTCAAGTCCTACAATCCGCCTGAGGTGTGGATGAAGAACTCGCACGGCAACGCCCAGTTGGATGAGGATTCCATCAAGATGCTCGATCCTCTGGTGTCCGCCGACGCCGTAACCGAATCGTGGCTGAGCTTCAATCTGAACCATTACGAACAGTTCACCACCGCATATTTGCAGAAGCTGCTGGTGACGGTTCAGGAATCCGATTACGAGGCTCGATTCTTCGACGAACCGGATTCCGCCATGAACACCATGACGTTCCACAAGGTTGAGAAGGACTGATCATGTCATACGACAATCGAACCCCAAGGCCTGGCGTCCTGAAGGTTTGCATCTATTCCATCCTCACCGGAGGATTATATTTCTTCTGGTGGTTCGTCAAGACATTGTCAGGCGGATACCGCTGACATGACATCATGACAGGTATGGGCCGTCATCGGCCTGTACCTGTCCTTTATTTTTGAAAGGTATACTCATGATTGATTTTGACACTCTCGATGGCGAGAAACTCATCGACCAAGCCTCGAAACAACATGCCGATGTCTGCAAAGCCTCGGCGCAGATCGCATCACGATACGCGGATATCTCGGATCTGGTCAAAGGCAAGCATGTCAATATGAGCGCGGAGCATCTCGAACGATACAAGTATCCGACGGTGTATTTGGACCCGGATCGTATGGAAGAGATCGAAGATGCTCACAACAATCCAGTAATTCATATCTGGATGGAGTGCATGGATTGTAATGCCAGCGGTTTCATTGACATCAAGGATCAGGAGGAACTCCATGACAACAAGCAACACCCGAAACCTGCCAAGTCACAGCGAGCCAGTGGCAACCGCATGGGTGGCCAAGACGTCTCGGAAAAGTATTGCTAAGGCTCGTCATATCTCCTATCTGCCGAGCAACTTCGATCGTCTCTGGGAGATCTTCATGCTGATATTCCCAGACGATGCATCGAACGTCGAATCGGCTGAGGATTTCGATGATCATTCATTGAAGCTGGTCATCAACAGAGCGACCAGGAGATTCTATGATGACGATCAATATGAAGTCGACGACTCGACCGAATATGCGATATTTACCGTGGAATTCGGCCAATGGTATCTGTGGACGAAGGAGGCGAACTTCAGTGGCGAACTATGAACCTGAAACGCCTAATTCGGACGTCTACGACAAACACGCCAAAGAGATATTCGAATATGTCTTACCTGAACTTGCCCACAGCGTCTTCGAATACAAATCCGCTGGACCGCATGGGGTAAGCTTCATCACCGGCAGCGGCGATGTATTTCTCTGGTATGAGCTGGCGCCATATTCCAATGATCCATCACAGATTCGATGGATCCTGGAGCATGTGTGCCAGAAGGAACGTCCGGTTGAGAATTCGGATCGTCCGATGGCATTGGAAACCAAATACGATTGATATATGTACACAAAGGAGCAATCATGTCCGACACGACTTTTTCGCCGTTCATAACCCTGTCCAGCACATCATTCTCACCGATCATAATGTATAACAGCATGTCTCTCGCTGTCGAAAATACGCGAGAATGTCAATGCGATACGCCTTTGGCTATGAGCAAGCCGATGGCCGTTCCCCACAAAGGCCGCATGTACACATGCACGAGCTGGTGCCCGTTCTGCGGAGAGACCCAACACGTTACGGCGGATGCCAAGATGTTTCTGAACACCGCTCCTGCGGATATTTGGAGACTGGATGCGGACAAGATCTACGAATTCGTCTCGAGGATCAACGATCTCGGATATTTGCCGAAGCATGCCGGGTCTGATGATCTCGCATGGACGTTCCCGCAGATGTATTCCGATGGAACGTTCTCGACGAACGTCTTCGACATCGCCATCGGCCGTGGTCTCACGGTCCGGGCTCCGGAGTGCTATATTCTGCGAGACGAACAGCTCACGGTTTTCGATACAAAACTGCTGGATGAATTCGGCCAGCTCGGAATCCTTGGCCTGATCTATCCGAAGGAGCCTGCTCATGCCAACGCCTGACGAATATCGCAGCGCACGGTGCCTGCTTGGACTCACGCAGCATCAAGTCGGCAAGATGATGAAGATCCGTCGTGAGACCGTAGGACAGCTTGAGTCCATCAATCCCGACACGCCGCGCACCTGGGAGGCATATTCGCGCTACTACGACGTGTGGCTGCGCGAATATGCCCGTATCAAGCATCCCGACCTGTTGTTCGCCGTCGAGGCGATTCTCAACGGTAACCGTACGGTCATAGCCTGGCTTGGCGAACAAGACGATCCCGACAACGATCCTCGTCACGGACGTCATCGTCCGAATCGTATCGTGGAGCTCAATCTGGTGTTTCCTACCATCATGGAGACGTCGCAATATCTCATCAAGCATGGCTACACCGATGAGGATCCTCATACGGTCCAGACCAAGATCTCACAGATACTGAATGGATATAGGAAACAACAGACATTATGCGGCTTCCACTTCGAAGACGTATGATGAGAAAGGATATTTGCCATGGCTCCGGCCAGCGTATTTGACAAGGCTCACAGACAGCTATCATGCCATGCTGGAGCCTCGATCATCATCACCGATGCATGGAAAATCAGTCCCATGCAGTATGAATGTCTGGCAATGTGCTCACGTTGCCGGCGACAAGTCTATATCCCGATCTCACGGGAAGAATACCACAAGATGGATAATCGTGAGATCTGGCAGGAATAGGAGAACACCATGACACAGGATAATCTTGCCCACGAACAGGCTCTCGAGAAAGCCGAATGGATCGACAAGCTTCGCGAACTCGGATTCGTCTGGGATGGCAACATCGATGGTCAGCCGAATCTCTCGAAATGGCGTCATAAGAACATCAGTCATTTCACCGCTCGTCTGGCCTTGGCGACCGATGGTCATTTCGTGGCCATGATCTGCATTGGTCTGAGCCATGTCATGCGTCCCGATATCCATTTGGGCGCGGAGACGACGGAGAAGCTGCAACAGATCTATGATGTGGTGACGGAAAGCGTGGATGCCGATTCGACCGAGGAGGAGTCATGACCTTGGTCAGCATCGGACCATATTTGCGATGGAAACTCAAGAACCTCGGATTCGAGTATGATCCAGTCGAGGACACCTGGTTCTGGGGATGGAAGAAGAAAGTCCATCTTAACCTCGATCGATCCATCGGCATGTTTATCTGGAGTGCTTCGGTGGTGACGGCCAAGGCGCCGGCATCCTATGTGGATGATCGATACGCCGTTATCAGCTGGAACCAATCGGAAGAGGAGTTTCTCAAGCTGAAACGCTCGACCATTGCGTATTATATCGGCGACATGGTGCGAAAACACAAGCCGACTGTGACGAAATGACATAAAATGCTATCTCAACATGTGGCCAGGAAACATATATCGCGTTGTGTACACTATTGTGCACATTTCGCGAGGTTTCTGTGGCCACATATTGTATTTAGCGTAAAACCTAGTACTTTAACCGGACAAAGTACTAGGTTTATCATATAAGGAGTAAAATCATGAGCATCGAAATGATAGAAATCAAAGTACAGAACTGGTGTGGATACAATGTTCGTTTCGTGAAGTACTGCGGAACGTGGTATGCAGTGCTCAAGGATATTTGTGACGCGCTGAATCTTCATACTTATAACATATCATATAGTATCAATGCAAATGATCTACGAAGAATACCCGTCCCATCATCTAAAAGAGAAGCTATTGCTCAACCCATGCTGATCGTCAACGAACGCGGTCTCTATCAGGTGCTGCTGTTCAAAGATAAACGACCTGAGGCGAGGCAATTCACTGGTTGGGTATGCAATATGCTCGAGCATATGAGAACTGCTATCGGACTGCAACCATATGAGGCCATGCGCATGACCGAACCGAAGATCCAATGTGATATCGACGAACAGCTCGATGATGTTCTCGTATATAATAAGGAGTAATAATGAACTATCAAATGATTGAATACGCAGTTCGTCGTTACATTGATGAAAAGAAGTTGTTTGATGGACGAAAGGATTACCACCTGTCTATAAAGACTGGAGGGTATATTCGAGGAAACTTCTTCGCATTCGTTGTAACTGATCTGTCTGATGATAATAGAATTTATGAAGTTACGAGTTTGATGAATCCGAAGTCGATTGCCGTAACAAGTTATATTCAAGAGAATACTGATCCATTCTTTGTTTGATAGATGATTAGGAGACATTATGCCTGGTGTCAACTTACGACAGTTTCAGCACGAGTGCGTGCAGGCCCTAAGGTCGGGCAAGGTGTTGGCGGCCGGAGTTGGCGCCGGCAAGTCCATCATGGCGTTATATTGGTACGTCACCAAGTGCTGTACGGTGCGGACCTCGCATAACGCCAATGGCGAACTATTCCAGATCATGCCGGGGAGTCCGGATCTGGTGATCATCACGACCGCCAAGAAACGCGATAACCACGAATGGGATGACGAGCTCTATCGCTACGCCCTGCATCAGGGTGAGAATTCGAAGAAGATGGGTAGGGTCCATGTCACGGTGGATTCGTGGAATAACATCACGAAATACGTTGATACATCCGCCGTATTCATATTCGACGAGCAGCGAGCCATTGGGTCCGGTGCCTGGAGCAAGGCGTTCGTGCGGATCGCCAGACGTAATCCCTGGGTGATGTTGAGTGCGACCCCAGCGGATACCTGGAGCGATTGGTGTCCGATATTCGTCGCAGACGGGTTCTACCGGAACCGTACCGAGTTTTTTCGTCGTCATGCAGTATATTCCCGGTACACGAAATATCCGAGAATAGACCGCTGGATCGATGAGGATTATCTGAACCGGTGTCGCGATCACGTACTGGTGACCTGCGAGGTGCCGAGAGAGACCGAACGCGTGGTGTATCAGCTGACCTGCGCATATGATAAGGAGACGGTTCGCAAGGCGATGAAGACACGGTGGAATCCCGAGACGGAGGAGCCGTTCCTCAACGCCACGGAACTGTGCTTTTATCTGCGGAGGGTGATCGATACGGATCCCACACGTCTGTCGTACGCCGCACATGTGGTACGTGATCATCGCAAGGTGATCATATTCTACACGTTGCGTGCCGAGCTCGAACAGATTCTGAAGCTCGAGGAGGTCACGGGCGTGCCGGTCTACCAGTACAATGGCGGTCAGCACGATGATCTGCCTCAGGGGAATTCCTGGGTGTATGCGGTACAGTTTCAGGCGGGATCCGAGGGCTGGAATTGCACGAGCTGCAACACGGTCCTGTATTGGTCGCTGCCGTACAGCTACAAACAGGCGGAGCAGGCGGCTGGTAGAATCGACAGACTCGACACATCATACAAGACCCTGAACTACTATATCATGCGATCGTTCGCGCCTTTGGATCTGGGAATCATCCGGGCGCTTCGGAACAAGGAGGATTTCAATGCTTCCGGGTTCTTGAGGAGCAGTGCGCGACAAAAGGAGTGATCATGCCGAAAGGGAGAACCGAAGTTGTCTATATTTTCCTTGGACAACGTAACATGCAATATGATCCATTCGAGATAAGCGAGCTTCGAGAATGGATCGACGCTAAAGTGTCGCTATGCCCACATAAAAATGTGAGTTATGGCATCAGCGACGCCTATAGAATCGAACGAGAACCGGTCATGCTGAGGCCGGATGGATATACGGTAGATCTCTATAGTGAAACTCGAAGAGTGGTATGCCCGAATTGCGGGAAACGTAAGACTGTCGTGTTTCAGGCTTATGATACATCTTCTGCATGGTATCAGGAAACACGGTTTGATTATGGTAAGGTGTAAACATGCGTATCAACGAATTCGAATTGGTCAACCCCATGAGTGATGTACAGAATACCATCGCAAGATTGATCGATCATCGTGGTTCGTGTGATGATCTATCGCCGAGACATGAGATCGTCATGAGTGATATTCTCCTGTTGCAGACGGATCTTGCACATCCTGAGATATCATATGATATGACCGAGGCGAAGATCAATGCGTATTGTCCTCGCTGTAGGAGACATGGATCCGGATGGATTGAGACCAACGGATGGTTTTCCGCGGTATCGCCATCACGCGGAGTAGTGATTCGTCGTGCGATGGATGAACTTCCTGCTCGTATGGATAGACATGGTCGAGTTTGCGGGCATCGTCGATTGATGATGTCTACCGCGGTTCGATCGAAGGATATCGCATTCCATGTCAGGGAGGAAAATACCAGGAATTACATCTGGTTCAAGAAACGTAAGGCTTTGGCGAAGCAGTGGTTCCCGTTAAGTAGCGGCGACGAACAGTATCATTTGGTATGGTGTCCGGACTGTTTTGCGATGACTTGCGTGAACGTCGGAAGGATGTCTTTTACGCGGTACGACCCCTCAAACGCCAGTTTTAGAGGGAGTGAATGGTACTAAAAAGCACTTCTAAATGTGTACAATTTGTGTGACAAAAGCACTTCTAAATGTGTACAATTTGTGTGACATGTGTACAATTTGTGTGACAGACGCGTTTTCGCTCTCGAAGTGGTAAAATGGCTAAAATCGGCTTTGTCACACAAATTGTACACACTTTTCGTTTTTGTCACACAAATTGTACACATTTGAAAACGTCTTTTAGGACCTGAAAACGTTGGAATTTCAACGTTTTTGGGGTTTTGAGGGTGTTTTTCTGTGTGTACAATTTCTGTGACATACTTCTATTCCGAATGGGGAAGAAAGAAAATAATATTATATGTAAGTGTAAAAGAAGTAAAAGTATGTCACACAAATTGTACACATTTGAAAACCACTTTTTTTGCAGAAAGGAACCATCATGACTTATTTCATCCTTGACGGTAATCGAGAAACCATTTATGAAATTGCTCACGATATGATTGGGTGCAGATGTCGACCGGGGACTCCGGTATGCATCAGTATCCCGAAAATCGATCCGGATGAACTCACACCTCAGGAACGTCGTAATTTTTCCATGAACGATTTCGTTCTGGCGTGTTATTGTTCTGGATGTCGAAAGCGAACCAAACTCATGGTGCCGCTCGATAAGATCCCTCACGTCGATGCCGACGCCATTCGACAGATCGCACAGCAAATGTCGACAGAGGCGATTAATTGCAACCATGACCGAGAGAGTTGGGAAGTGACCGCACCAGTCATTCGAGATGATGCTCCGAGTCACATCGATTTGAATGGGGTTCGCTTGCTGTTACATATCGTCTACTGCGTGAAGTGTCGACGTCTTGTACATGTGTACATTACCGAAACCCATCGAGTGTTTTAGGAGGAACCATGCGTTTTCGCGAACCAATATTCGAACAGCCCATGCGTGTCATGGAAGACGATCATATCTGCCAGGACATCGACGACTATAGCTACTATGCCGGAATGCAGTTGGAAGACGCCAAGCGCGAACTCGTCGAACATAACGGCGATGAGATTATCAAGATCGGATGGATGCATGTGGTACCGTTGCATCCAGTTCGGAAGTACCAGGATCATCCGATTAAGATCACCACGCTTCGATATGGCACTTCGGAAGTATTTCCGAATATTTACGAAGCAAGCATCAAGAAAGGCTTTAGTCTTTCTTCGTTGCGAGATCTGATATGCGGAAGAGGTATATGGTCTGACAACTTCATTGCTGAATACATCTAGATTGTTGTGCACAAATGTGCACAAACATCGTCTCGTACATTTCCCATAATGGATAGAATATACATATAACTACAGGTATCTCCCGTATTTTACGGTCGGAGGTTTTCCATGGTTTTAGAGCGAGACTTCCAGCGTAAACTGGTCAAGCGATTGAGGACAGAGATTCCAGGATCCATTGTCATGAAAGCTGATGCGAACCAAGTACAAGGTATTCCAGATCTCTTGATTCTCGCGCATGGCCGATTTGCTTCGTTGGAAGTCAAACGCTCTGCTACTGCATCTCATCGACCGAATCAGGATCACTTCGTCCAGAAGATCAACGACGATGGCGGCTTCGCTTCATTTGTCGATCCTTCGAATGAAGACGATGTGGTGGATCAAGTCAAGCGATATCTATCCAAAGCCTAGGGAATCACGGCTTTTCATTTTAGGAGTCATCATGACATTCACGTTCAATCAGCACACCGACCTTCAAGGTAAGCACGCATATCTGAGCGCCAGCCATCATGTCTGGCTCAACTATGACGATGAGCACTTCAAAGATATCTTCTATTCCAATCTCATGAAGGAACGTGGCACACAGCTTCACGCCTTTGCTGAGTTTGCGAATAGGATGGGTCGGAAGATGCCGCGCAACCATGAGACCATCAACGAGTTCATCAATGATGGTCTCGGATACAACATGAGTCCGGAAGTGGTGCTCTATTACAGCGAGTATTGTTTCGGGACTGCCGACCTTATTGGATTCGATCCCAAGAAGAAACTTCTTCGAGTGTTTGATCTCAAGACCGGTCAGAAGGATGTGCTCGAGTTCGGACAACTGCATGTGTATTGCGCTCTGTTCTGTCTCGAGTACAACATCAAACCGGATGACATCAATTTCGAATGCCGACTCTATCAGAATGATGAAGTTCGCATCGAAGAGTTTACTGATCCGGAAACCATCAAGGATGTCATGAATCTCATCGTTCATGATGATAAGATGATTCGTGAACTTCGTGCTGAAGCTAAAGCTAATAAATTGATCTTCTAGAAAGGAGCGGATTATGGCTGAAGAGTCATATTCTGGTGATGACGAGTCGTTGTATGACTTCGAGCATTACGGTACCCCACATCAGGGCGCCACTCCGCATTCCGGACGGTACAAATGGGGTTCCGGCGATGAAGATTCCTTGACCAGAGCCAATGGCTTGCTGGGTCAAGTGGCTCGGCTCAAAGAGCAAGGGATCAGCAATTCCACAGAGATCGCACGAGCGCTTGGCATGACTACGACCGAATACCGAGCCCGATATTCCATGGCATGGAATGAAGCCGAGAATTATACTCGCAACCGAGCGCTGAATCTTCAGAAGCAAGGTTGGGGTGCCACAGCCATCGGCAAAGAGCTTGGACGTTCCGAATCGACAGTCCGTGGTTGGCTTAAAGATGGTCGTGAAGTCCGTAAGGACATCGCTACCGACATCTCAGAAAAGCTTATGGCTTCGGTTCCGAAGAACGGTGGTCTCGATATCGGTAAATCCTCAGAATTATATCTGGGAACTTCTGCCGATAAGCTCAAGGTCGCAGTGCAGATGGCGGTCGATAAGGGTTACGAAGTCCACTACATGTATGAGAATCAGCTCGGTACTGGTCCTGGCCAGAAGACGACCCTTAAGCTGTTGACCGCTCCTGGTGTCAAGGTTTCAGGCCCGGAAGGTTTGTACGCTCATCGTGAGCGTATTGCTTCTTTGGCGAAGAACCTTGATGATATTCCAGCAGGGTCTTCCGGAGCACTGAAGCCTCCAGTCTCAATCGATAGCAAGCGAGTTAAGATCGTTTATGCTGAAGATAAGTTTGCTGGCTTTAAAGGCGTCGAACGAGACGGCGTGATGCTGATTAATCCTAAGGCTCCTGATCTTCAGTTGCCGGATGGTAAACGTTACGCTCAGGTTCGAATCGCTGTCGATGGTACTCACTACCTCAAGGGTATGGCACTGGTTGGTGATCCTCGGTCGTTCCCTCCTGGCGTCGATGTGGCCTTCTGCACCAACAAGCACAAGGGCACTCCGAAGATGGATGTTCTGAAGAAGATGCAGACTATCAAGTCTACCAACGGAACAGAAGTCATCGATACGGAGAACCCGTTCAAGGCCGCAGTGCGTTTGCAGCCTATGTATGTGGATCCGAAGACCGGTAAGAAGAAGCAATCTGCCCTGAATATTCTGAACACCGAAGGCGACTGGGATGGTTGGTCGAAGAATCTTCCATCTCAGATGCTTTCCAAGCAGGAACCTTCATTTGCTTCTCAGCAACTCGGTATCGCTCTGGATCGTTCTCGATTGAATCTGAAAGAAATCAAATCGTTGACCAATCCAGTTGTCAAGCAAAAGCTTCTTCAAGAGTTTGCTGACGAATGTGATTCCGCTGCCGTTTCTTTGAAAGCCGCTGCTGTCCCACGTCAGAAGTCTCATGTGATCCTTCCGATTAATTCGTTGAGTGATCGTGAGATCTATGCGCCGAACTACCGAAATGGCGAGAAGGTGATGCTGGTTCGTTATCCGCACGCTGGTCGATTTGAGATGCCTGAACTTGTGGTGAACAATCGAAACAAGGAAGGTCTTAAATACATCGGCAATGCGAAGGATGCAGTCGGCATTAATTCCAAAGTAGCCGAACGTCTATCAGGTGCTGACTTTGACGGAGATACCGTTCAGGTAATTCCGAATAAAAGCGGTCAGATTAAGAATGCCGCTCCATTGAAAGGACTTCAAGGATTCGATCCCAAAGAATCATACGCTTTGCCAAAAGACATCAAGCCTAATGACAAGCGTTTGATTTCTCCTGAGATGAAGCAGCGTCAGATGGGCATCGTATCCAATCTGATTACCGATATGACGATTAAAGGTGCTCGTCCTGACGAATTGGTTCGAGCAGTTCGCCATTCCATGGTGGTGATTGATTCCGAAAAGCATAAGCTCGATTGGAAACAATCCGAGACGGATAACAACATCAAGGCTCTCAAGGAGAAGTTCCAAAGTGGTGGAGCTTCTACTCTTGTTTCAAGAGCTAAGGGTGTGGTCCGTCTTCCGGAGCGTAAGCCCCGATCCATGAAGAATGGTGGTCCGATTGATCCTGAGACCGGTGAGAAGCGTTACGAACTTACCGGCGAGTCTCACGGTCGAGCGGTTCGTAATTCGAAGGGTGAGGTCGTTCGTTATGAAACAGTCCCCAACCTTACGAAGTCTACGAAACTTGCCGAGGCTAAGGATGCCAGGGAACTTTCTTCTGGTACTTTGATGGAATCTATTTATGCTCGTTACTCTAACAGCATGAAAGATTTGGGTAACCAATCTCGAAAGGCATACCTTCAGACGGAGCCTTTCAAAGTAGACCCCCAGGCGAGAAAAACATACGCCCCTGAAATCAAGAAGATGGTAGCCCAGCTCAATGAAGCCAAGAAGAACCAGCCCCTGGAACGTAAGGCTCAGGTTATAGCCAACGAGAGGCTTCGTGCTATCAGGGAAGATCATCCTGATTACGACAAAGAAGATCTCAAGAAGGCTGGACAAAAAGAACTGAAGCGAGCTCGAGCTCTTATGGGAATTCAAGCCAAGAGGGTAGAGCTTACGGATCGAGACTGGGAGGCAATTCAAGCAAGGGCCATCTCAGCGAATCGTCTTCGTGAGATACTGCAATACGCCGATCCTGATCGAGTTCGAGAACTAGCAACACCAAGAAAGAAAGAAAAGCTTCCTTCTTGGGCTATTGCTAGAGCGAAATCGCTCATGAATGCTGGCTATACCAATGCAGAAGTCGCAGATGCTTTGGGCATTTCGACTTCAACATTGTCTGAGAATCTTGGGAAGTGATGAAGTATGACATTATCACCGCTAGAGCAAGCATGTCTTAGGCATGATGTATTGGTAACTACAGTGGACAATCCCATCAATCCATTTGTTGATTTTGAAGGATGGATGAATCTAGACATTGCCATGGGCTATGATACATGTGGTCTAGTTAGCCAAATGTTCATGGGTTATGACAACATGTCTGATGAGGATCAAGCAATCGAGTATGCTCGAATGATTCGAGATCTCTTTGCTCATGATCCTTTGGGTGTGTACACATTAGCCAAACGTCCATCATGGCGTGAAGTTCCATCTGCTGTCTCAAATGAATAGCATGATGCGATCGCATGATATGATTGTATCATGTTGCTCGTCATTGACAACACACAATGGCAAACGTGATAGCAATGCTTGATGAATGATGAGATTCGTATAAGCAATGAATCGCATTTGCTCATACGAATCTTATCATTCATCATTGTTAATCATTGTCAATCATTGTCAATCATTGTCAATCACAATCAATGATTATCAATCATCGTTGTTCATTGCTGTTCATTGTTATTGTGAATGAATTAACTTTCATTCAACCGCAGCCATCTATGTATGGTTTGTAAATGTAATTTATAATTCACATTAATGAATAATTTTGAATTCATACAAGTTCGAATTCAAAATTATTGAGATGCCCAACCCTAGGATCTCTTTTGAGATACCGGGGGAGGGGGTCGCGAAAAACGCACCCCCTATGGCATCGCCCGGCAACTCGAAAATACCCCGCGGGGGATATTTTGGAATTGCTTTTTAGCTCTCGTAGGGTTCTCCGGGGGTGTTGGGTGCTCTCCGAATTAGTTTTCCAATACATGTACCGCTGCGAAACGGTGGAAACACTCCTTGGATCGAGCATGATTCTCCCCAATACCCCTAGAAAACTCTGCGATAGCGTTGAGAATCCGCTAACAAAAGGAGATGATATCCATATGGCTCGTCGCAAACGGGTCGAGGAACCTATCTCCCCTCCACTTATTCCAGAAAGAACTCCGGAAGGACGTGAGCAACAGCTAGAAGCACTAGCTATGGATCTTGTTGAACGTCGTTTAAGAGAGGGAACCGCTTCCTCGGCAGAGACAGTGCACTTCTTAAAGCAAGCCTCATCTCGAAACCAACTCGAGATGGAGAAGATGCGGTATGAGAATCGTAAGATCGAAGCGCAGACCCACGCCATCAATAGCTTTGAAGATCAGACCAAGCTTTTCCAAGAAGCAGTCAAAGCTATGCAGGGCTACATCATGCCGTCTGGCGAAGAAGAGGTGGAAGAATGATTTTATCAGATAGAACTATTCGAGGCCTCGCCACAAACTGCGGTTTGATCGATCCATTCAACGAAGATCAATTGCAGCCATGCAGTTACGATGTTCGACTCGATTCACGAATCAAGCGATTCGTGAAGACTAACGATTCAGCGATACATCTCATTAACGGTTTATCGAAAGAATTACGTGGTGTATCGATGGATACCCTCAACATCGCCAACATGGAATATGCTCTTCGCCCTGGCGAATTCATTCTTGGATCAACCGTCGAATCGGTATCGATCCCCGATTACCTAGCATGTCGTTTCGAAGGAAAATCGTCGTTGGGACGTATCGGTCTGACGACGCATGTCACGGCTGGGTTCGTTGATCCCGGTTTTCAAGGAACCATAACCTTGGAGATCAAGAACGAGAATCAATTCCCGATTCTGCTAAAGCCCGGAATGCTTATCGGTCAGTTGTGCTTCATTCGTCTCAACAACAAAGTCGATCGGATGTATGGTTCAGTCGAACTTGGTTCCCACTATCAGAACCAGATCGGTGTCACTGAGGCTCGATCATGAATGGCATTATTCGAACTTATTCAGAACTCATGCGTATCGAATCGTATGAAGAACGTTTCGAGTATCTGGCTCTGAATGGAACAGTCGCTCGTCCGACATTCGGTAGCGAACGATGGATGAACCAGAGATTCTATCATTCGAAAGAATGGTATGATGTTCGAGATTATGTGATCGCTCGAGACAATGGTTTTGATCTAGGTCATCGGGATTTCCCGATACCAGGAAAGATCATGATTCATCACATGAATCCATTGACTCCCGATCAGATCGAACATGCAGATCGCAACATGCTTGACCCAGAGTTTCTTATATCCTGTTCTCTGGCAACCCATAATGCCATTCACTACGGTGACAAAGACCAACTTCGGATCATGAATGAACGTTTTCCGAACGATATGATACCATGGAGGTGAACATGAAAAAATATACCACATTTGAGATCATAGCATTTGTTTCGGCGATAATGTCGGCATTGATCTCAGCGATTCTTCTAGGCATCGTGTGCAGTTTCATGATTGTCGCCAGGGATCAGCAACAGGAAGTGCGAACAGTTAAAACCGGCGACATTTCTTGGATCTGTCTTGATACAAAAGATGGTGATCGCATCGTTGCTGAAAGTTGCCAAATATTACCACATGCATAGGATGGGTGCTCATCAATGAAAATCATAGATGTCGTATCCTCACCCCACACCGTGGAATCAGGGCAACGGATCATATTCAGTTTTAAGATCATCGATGATGGTCTTAAGGATTCGAACTACGTCAACATTTATGATGACCATGGTTCGAAGATCAATTTCGGTTTACCGATTTACTAGAAAGAATAAAAAAA